CCCGTGCCGCCGCCGCCGCCCGTGCCGCCGCCCGTGCCGCCGCCCGTGCCGCCGCCCGTGCCGCCGCCGACGACGCCGCCGACGAGATCCTCAACGTCGCGGTGCAAGTCGCGCTCGACGCTTACGCCGCAGAAGGGAGACACCAATGACCCGCGACGAATGGCAATCCTGTGAGAACGCATACACGTTGATGCGTGCCGTCGGCGGGACCGTCAGCAAAGAGCAGAAAGATTGGCATGAGTACTTGCGCGGCCTCGGTGATTGCGTCGTCGTCGCCAAAGGCAAAGAGCAGGCAGTAGACGCAGTCCAAAAACTCATGGCGGTGACCCGATGAACTTTCTATTCCGTATCCTCGGTATCCTCGACGACACCGTCAACGTCGTCGTGGTGCCTACATCGGTGTGGCATCGCATGCAAGATGAGCGCAACGAGGCGCTTGAACGTGTGAGGGTGCTCGAGAAGAAAATCAACGAGGAGGGTGAGAGATGAGCAGCAAGCACACACCGGGACCGTGGGCCGTTGCAGAAGTCGCGCCTGAGTTTTACGGTCACGGCAAGTACTGGGTCGCATACGTTGACCTTGGGACGTGGCCGGACCTGACGGCCACGGTCGCACCCTGCATCGGACTTGAAGGGCAGCCGATCAACCGAGAGGTCGTCGAGGCAAACGCCCACCTCATCGCCGCCGCTCCCGATTTGCTGGCGGCGCTGGAGGATTTGCTTCCGTGGCTCGAGGATTGCCGAATGGCAGACGGAGCGCGTGCAGCCATCACAAAGGCAAGGGGGCAGTGATGTTCGCAGATCGGCTGGCACAACGCCGAGCGTTGTTCGACGGCGAAGATCGACGAGTCGAGGTCTGGCATCGACACGACGGATTGTTCGTCGTGTCGAGCCTTCGTCGACGCGACCCGCAGCGGCGGGTGTGGATCGAAGTCAGGAACGCGATCGAGAAAAGTGAGACGGCAGCGATGATGACCGCCGCGCTGTGGATGCGCGAAGCACAAGGCGAGATGCCGTGACGATGACGAGAAAGGAGAAACGCGAGATGGATCGCCTTCGCGGCGACGACGGTCTTCAACGCAGCAAGGAGACAGGCATGAATCTCGACGACTACCAAACGAAAGCGGCACGCACGGCGGCGAGCGACGCGGACCCGAAGACGGCGCTTGCCGTCATCGGCCTCGGGCTCGCTGGAGAGGCGGGCGAGGCAGTCGACCTGATAAAGAAGTACGTCGGGCACGGACATCCGCTCGACGTTGAAAGACTGGAAAAGGAACTTGGCGACGTGCTCTGGTACGTCGCGGTTGCCGCGTGGCACCTCGGGATTCCGCTGTCGCGAGTCGCGACGATAAACATCGAGAAGCTTTGGCAGCGATACCCCGACGGCTTCTCGACGGCGGCGTCTATGAACCGTGCATCGCACGACACGGAGGGAACGTGAGCCACACGAAAGGACCGTGGAGGATCGACGACGGCTATCCGTCGGTGATCGTTCTCGGCGAGAACAACGTCACGATCTGCGAGATCCACACGCGCGCGAACGACGACAGACACCTCGTCGCCGCCGCGCCCGATCTGCTGGAGGCCCTGGAGGCCATCTCTCCGATGCTGCCTCGGTCGCTGTCGACAGCGACGTGGGGCGATCCGGTGTGGACCGATGCGCTCCGCAAAGTCGAAGCAGCCATCGCCAAAGCAAGGGGCGAGAAGCCATGAGGGAAGGTGTGTGATGAAGCTCGTGTATATTGCTGGACCGTATCGCGCGCCGACGACGTGGGACGTGGACCAGAACATCCACCGCGCACGGGAGATCGGCGCCATTGTCGCAGGCTTAGGGGCGTATCCCATCATCCCTCACAGCAACACGGCGCACATGGACGGCGCTGCCGACGATGTGCTGTGGCTGGCCGGCATTGCCGCCCACAATACCCTTGACAAGTGTGCCCCTCGCCGCCTTCGACACCGTGCCGGGTGATGAAAAGGGAGGACCAAGTGTCTAGAGAATTTGGATCTGAGCCGTTTTTTCACTATAAGATTTCCGAAGCCGCCGATGATTGTCGAGGTGGCAGCGACCCGCTCACGCAGGCGTGGGGCAAGGTGATCGACGCGCTGCGCGACGTCGCGTGGTCTATCTCGTCCGTCGAAGCGGGCGACGCAGGCCCCAGCGACCTCAAGATCGAGAGCGTCAAGGCGTTGCGCGGCGTGCGCGAAGCCCTCTACGGGATCGAGGCGCTGACGTCGGAAGTCGTCGACGTGCAGAAGGACACCGTCAACAGCATCATCGGAAGCCTCGCAGTCGTCTCCGATGTTGCGCCTGACTCGGTGACGGTGCGCTTGCCTGCGGGTTTCGCCAAGGTCGTCGAGGACCAGCCGCAGAGGTGGCACCTCATCGAAGGAGCCATCGACGAGGCTGTCAGGCGCAAGAAGGGCTACGGGTGGACGCGGACTTCGTCGTCTAGTGGCGGCGGGTCCGACGAGGTCCACTACTACACGAACGACAAAACGGCGTGGCGCGTGAAGAAGCAGGTGCGTGCGGCCCTCGCCAACGGCGACGTCGCTGCCGCCCTTGCGCTGCTGGAGGAAAAGTGATGGCCCTCCACGTCGGCCACAACTGCAACCCGTGGGACGGCTGCGACGTCTGCGGCGCTTGCTCGCAGAGAACGAGCGCCTGCAACGAAGGGTATGGGCCGTTTTCCGTGGAAGGAGAATCCGTGACTGCTGAAAAACAACTTGTGGATATTCGACAAAAGCTGTATTCCACTTACATGGAACTCGCAGAACAAGCATCGACCCGACGTCAGTGGGAAGCTGCCTCGGCATTTCAATATGCTGCGTCCCTTGCTTTGGGTCTAGCAGTCACTTCTATTGAGGTTCGGACAAGCAATGAGCCCTGAAACTGCTCGCTTACTAGACCGGCTCAAACGAGCCAATGCGAAGTGGGACGCCGCCATGGCCCGACCGGGCTACCGGGATGATCCAGACGAAGCGGTACAACTCGGTGAACCTTTTACGGATGCGGATTGGCGTCTGTATTGGTGGGCGGATATGTGGCGTCTTGAAGTGCATCAATTGGAGAATCAAATCGATTCTACTGCCGAAGCGGCCTACTTTAGGGCTCAACAAGGGTCAATGGCTGTAACGGTAGATCCGGTTTATGTTGAGATCGAACATTCACTGGATGTTGTAGCTAAACATATCGGTGTGCCTGTTGATAAATACACACCAAAAACCGTCAGGAGGACAAAATGAGACCGACGCATGGCCCCCAATGTAAAGAACCCAGCATGTGTGGAGGATGTACTGACCTCCGAGATATCAAAATTAATTTCCCAGTGTCCGCCGTCGATCATCCCGCTCACTACGGGGGAGACTCTACTTACGAGACGATCAAGGTGATTGAGGCGTGGGCACTCGATTTTTGTCTCGGCAACGCGGTCAAGTACATCTCACGGGCAGGTAAGAAAACACCTGACTTGGAGCAAGACCTTGAGAAGGCTGTGTGGTATCTGCAACGGCGTCTGAAGCAGATTCGCGATGCCAAAACTCCGGCCAAGCATCTGAAGTAGCTATTTGAATGGGTTTTTCGAGCCCATCGCAGATTCTAGTTCAGGACTAAGGCGGCACAAATCGCGCTCGGTAATCAACTTATGGGGACATAGGGGCCAGGCCGAATAAGGCCAGGTTCCGTGTCTTCGTGCCCATTCGAACGACCAGACATAGGCATTCGCCGCTTTTACGTACATCAAGCGGTCCACAGGCAAATCGAATAAGTCAATCAATCGGACGGCATGCCGCTCAGCGTCGAGTTCCATTTTTTGCAGAGTTCGTGTAGCGCGACGTAGTTTACGAGACGGGACGGTTTTACCGTTCAGATGAGCCTCAAACACGTCTTGGGCTTCACCGACATGGCTGAATGTCCCATTGATAAGCTGTTCTACATGACCGAGTTCGTGGGCAAGAATAGCCGACCAATCAGCATTGCTGCACCCAACCACAAGCATCCGACTTGAGTCGTCGAACTCACCTAAAGACCCGTTGCCTACTCGATGCGCAGGGGCGAGTACGAGTTCTCCGCTTACCACAGCAAGCCTCGAAACAGCGTGCTCGACTAGGGAAGCTTCTGCTTGGTGCATTCTACACCTCGTCTACAACCTCGACTGGCATAACGACGCCGTTAGCAGCATCGCGTTCATGAAGCAAAACACAAATCTCAAGCCGCTCAAGACGTTCTGGAGTACATTCCTCACCGAACGCTTCGGTAAAGACGTGAACCATATATCCGATACGTCTTCGAGTCGCCAAAGATTCTTCGAGGACTTGTTCGACGATTGCCTCGGTTACGTAGTCCGGTAGGATGCAACCGTTCTTACGCAACATATTCAACGTAGCTACGCGAACACGGTCTACGTTTGCTGCGTTGTATTCAGCATTACGGACTGGGTCCGTATTTGGTGGAACCGTCACGGACGACGCCCATAGTTGACGATTTCGGGGTCATTCCGTCTGATTCTTCGCTTAGAAACGCGATCGCCCCAGTTACCGTCAACCACGTCGATGTGTGTTAGGTCCACACCCACGACGATACCGATATGTCTTCCCGGACCACGGTCAGATTGCCCGCGAGTCTTGAAAAAAACAACGTCCCCTGGACCGGGCTCTCGCACGAGCCATCCGTGTTCAGCGAACACTCGCTCGGTGTGCGAAACAGACGCCAACGGGTTCGCTCTCTTTTTATTGGGGATAATATCCCCTGGAATCGGTTTGCCTGCTTCGCGAAACACCCAAGCAACGAAATGAGCACACCATGGTTCGGCCCTGGCTCCGGTGTACTTATCGATGTCAACACCGCGATTTGACCCTTTAGGATCTTCTCTAAAACCGACTTGAGACTCAGCGATGCGGATGACATCTGATGACATGATTCACCTTTGTTTGTGTGTCAAAGCATCTGCTTCGGCCTGAAGCTCAGCGGCTTCTAAACGCAATTCTCTAGCCTTACCATCATTGGTCTTATCGCTGTCTTGTTCAAGTTGTTTGGCTTCCTGTGCCAAAAAGGTGGCACGGGCTTGCTTTCTAGCTGCTTGAGCCGACAACCAGCGGTTCATCAACACAGCGAGCGCAGGACCGATAAGGGCAGGAATATACGACAAGAAAGTCCAAGGATTGGCAGGGTCTACAGGGGTTGTCGAGGCGAGACTCAATGTCGTACCGAAGCCAGCAGCGGAGGTAAGCGCAACATCAGTGTTTTGAGTAAGAGCGGGCGGGATGTGCATAGAGCCTCGCAATCAGTAGGTGGTCAAGTTGTATAGCACATTTAGCGATTGCCGAAAGCCTGAACTCACTCGGGCTCGAATCTCATCCGTAGTCAGATTGAAGTTCAATCCGGAACCCTGAGGTACGATGGGGACAGCAATGTCGTCCTGACGAGAACGGATGTTGGGTTCGACGTACAAACCAATATTCAGACAGGCTTCAAGCAATTGCACAAACCCGGCTCGTCTTACAGGGTCAGGTTGCCCGTCCTTGTCCGAATCCTTTCGAGTCAGATAGATGCTGACCGTAGGATCTAGCTTATCGGCAAAAACGTCATGGGGGCAGTTGTTTCCCCATCCGCCATCAACGTACAGCCGATTACCAGTACCCAAAGACGGAATCTCCTGAGCCGCCGCGACAGGAAACACCGCTGTGCTCGCAGCGAGAACTTCCCAAATAACCGCGTCGGGATGCTGCCAGGAACTCACGTAGACGGGGCGTTCAGTGTAGCAATCAGCAACCACGATGCACAGAGGCACTTTGGCATCACCCATCTTCGCGTTACCAAAAATGTCTTTTAGCGCCGTTCGTACAAACGACCAGTCGTGCATTCCGCTTTCGCGTGTAAACACGAGCCGTGGGTGAAAGCGGATTACTTTACTTCCGCCCGTCAAAGCGTTTTTCTGAAAGAGCCGAACCATTTGGGTCTCAAGAAAAAGACGATCTAGCCCAAGAGCCAAACCGGCAGCAATGACCGCTCCGATAGACGCCCCCGCGTAGCCCGCAGCCTCAAAGCGGTCCAACCAAGGCTGGAGGCCGCCCCACAAGGTCGGACCATGCGAGGCCCCGCCAGCAATGACGAAATATCGCTTGGCGCGTTTCATTCGAGCACCTTAGCCGTGACACGCTCGATTTCATCGACATCCCAGCCGCAAGACATGTCATGGTTGCGACAATCATCGCCTTCCAGCCACAGACAGGCGTGCATCGCCTCATGGACAACACATTGCCCAGCGAGGTCCTCGCGAACTTCCATTCGCCCGCGAGCGATATTGGACCCGTACCACCAGTACACGCAAGCCACGTCGTCTAGGGGATCGGCCTCGTTGCATTTAATGTCCGTTCTATCCAAGACCGCCACAGCACAAGGCATCTCGGTCTTGACGACGTCAACCGCGTCCGGCAGCGTCACGGGACACGAATCACCATAGCCTGTTTTTTGACAGGCACTAAATAGCAAAATAGCAACGATGACGGCGATGCCCTTCATGTCATACCCCCTGGGTCAGCGCACAATACGTTCAACTTGCGCCTGAACAGAGGCAGCGTTGCCTACGATGCAGCCACATCTAGTACCGTCATATCGAAAGGTACGAGAGGTCCGAGGCAGAATGAGGCTGCCCTGCGAAGGACTGCCGTGAGTGCAATTCATGATGGCGGCGTAACCCTGACTCGTCCAAGCCGAAGCCGTACCGCATAGAGCGTCGTTGCACGTCGCACCGACAGCAGAAACCGTGCCAAAACACAAATCAGCCGTGTTCGTAGGATGTGTGTTCACGACTGTGAAGAACTGAATATCGTCCCGTGTCTTTTTCAAATTTTCAGTGCTTACAGCCGCTACGGGTGTTAGGCCAACCGCGTCATTGTCTCGTACAGGATCTAGCACGAGCGGGCCATCAATGGCGTACTGAAGCCGTTCTACAGTAGGAGCCGCGTAGGCCGCAAGAGGGATCAAAAGCACGAGAAAGATAAGACGGTAGGACATAGGCACCTCAATCGTATTCTATCATCTACGACCAGCAAACATACTCTGAATACGTATGGCTCGACTGGCGGCCGAGTTAGTTCTGTAGCGAGCGGTCATGTACATCTCGCTTCCAACAGCCGGAAGTTGAGCATTATTTGTGTTGGCAATGAGCACCGGATCATCGTTTCCAACAGCCAACCAGGCTCGCATGCGATTTCCGCCAGAAACGAACTCCATCATAAAGCGGTAGACCGTATTCGCAACAGGTACGATTACCTGATTTTCTACAGCGGGGTAGCTTGTTCCGCTCGTATTGACCAGTACCCGAAAGCCGGTAGAGGTGCTATCTCCAGCAGACACGTCATATCGTATGAAAGCCGCTTGAGCCGCTGCCGGATAAGTCATAGGAGCCGTCGAGCTATTTAGCCCAACATGAAATCGGCAATTTGCCCCTACGTCACTAAGAGAAAAGGTACAAGAAAACACAGGGTTACTGTGACCTTCTACAGTAAACGATGTATCCTGAAACCCTGCCTCGTCATTCAGGACGGCTGCCGTAGCATAGTTGACGGCAGAAAACCCGGTATTGTACGCGGTAGCCGTCCCAAGCACAGTACCGGCACCGGTCCGGTCTGCTGTCAGAGCTGTGCTGGTTGAGGTTTGCTTCGTCCAATTTTTCCCAATAGCCGGAAGCCCGTTAAGATAGGGAACAAACACAACCGGTGGGTTTTCAAGAGCGTCCACGCGACGGAGGAGAGCTTCGATGACGTTCATCGTTGATTCCCCAAAGCATAAGAAACATACCCGTAATGAATACCGGTTGTTGCTTCAGCCATATTGAAGATCTCTGTCGCTGATTGCTGTCGCCACATGAGCGTAAGCCTATCACCAGAGGAGCATGAAATTTGCGCCGTGGCAGTCAATCGGTAAGGTACGGAGGCTCCGGTTCCTTCAACACCCGATACCCCGTGAAAACCTAAAGTAACACCTCCTCGGGTGTGTAGCCATCCGGCCAACATAGTCCAGGTGGCTGACACAGGTACTTTAGTCGAATCACCAATCCAAGAAGACGCGTGATTGCATAGATACATACCGTCGCAAGGCGCGGTAAAGAAATGACTCGCCGTGGAATACAAGCCCAATCTATCGTATGAAAGGGCTCCTGCGTCCGTGCCGTTATCGATATTCAAGAGACTGGCTCTGGCCCAAGGCACACCGCTGCCGAATGTTTGAGTAACCCCACTGGTGCTAACAGCGAAACAACCAGCGGTCTCATCGGCGAAACGAGGGATGAATGAAGGCAGCGTGGCGGCTGAAGCAATACCTAAACCGGAGATAGCAGACACATTGCCGAAGACATCCATCTCACCAAAGCGCACGTAGTATCGGGTGCCCGCAGACAGCCTTTGACCGTTGGCTTCGTGGGTAATGCTGAACCGTTCACTCTTGAAGGTACCTACCTTATTTAGAGGAGAAGGGATGAAATTTGGTGTTGGCGACATCCAAACTATTGTCTGGTCCCGTCGAAGACCCATTTCTTGACGAGCCATGGACGGGTCGAAAAAGAAATCGTACTGTCGCGCACTCCGCGAGATATTCTCGTTAAGATTCCATTTATTACTCTGAGCCATCGTGTCGAGGGAGTAGTTGCCTGCCAAGGCAGGTCGCCCAGGACCGACGGCAATGGCACTCGCCCAACCGGTACCTCGCGTCGGATTTGCCAACCGGATATTGTAGACGGCGTTACAGTTATTGCTCTCGTAAATCTCTGTGATTTCTGTGATACTGCCGTTTGTGGCCGATCCTGTCCAGTGTCCTCGTAAGGTATCGTCCGGAAAATTGATACAGTCGTTTAAGGTAAAAGGTTTTACCTTAGTAGTGACACTGAAATTGGCTGTCGGGCTAGCCAGGTCACTGACAAGATTGTTTGCCAGCCTTACGGCTTCAGCTTCCGTATTGATGGCTAGATTACTGCCTTCAAAAACAGCCACCGGCAAATAGCCGAATTCGTTTAAGGAACTGGTTGCCGTCGAAGAGATTTCTCTGTAGGTAAGATGTGTGCAGGCAAAAAAAGGCAAATTTGTCGTGTATATGCCTGCCGTAAACGATGTTAGAGGAACGTCAGAGTAGACCCCTGTTGTGTCTATTTGATTGACGTACCCAGAATAAGAGCCGTTCAGAAACGCAGCCGCCCCCGTAGCCCCCTCAAGAGAGAAGGAGATGCCTTGATTAGTGGGGTCCAGGTTAGGCAGCGGAGAAGATACTTGTACCCCGATGAGCCCGCTGACATCGACGTCGACGCTGGTAACAGAAAGAGTAGCTACCGAGTCGTTTCGATTGAAACGAACGATAGCGTGGTTTCTGATTTCAGAAACATTCGAAGCAAGATTGCCCATTTCCATAATAGAAGCTGCGGGCAATTCGTAATGATATGTAAAAGCGATACTCGCGGACGACGCCCCAAAACTAGCGCCGGATGTGATTACCGTACCGGTGACCGGAAGAATTTCAGCATGAACTCGATAAAAATCGAGAACGGAAGCCACGCTGTAGTTTCGATTGACTGTTGCGCCTAAAGTAGACCCTGCGACGTTTAAGGGCACGCCTGGGGATAGCCCGTGCGGTTCTCGAAACTCAATCAAAGCCGTAGTGCCAGAAAGTCTCTGGTAGGTCTCATGACTAAGGCGCCGAGTTCTAGCTGGAGAGTACGTTGTGAGACGAAATTCTGCCCACGGTTCATGGTAGTTGAACCCGGTACCAAAACCAATTTGGTCGGACAACGTAGTGATGGCTTCCATTACGGGGGCTGAAGCCACGTCGTTGTAGCGCATCATCAGGGCGCTGTTTTCAAACAGTGGCGTCGAAGTTGTACCGGCTGGTGTAAAGACAGTCGGTTTTTTGATGTTCTTGTAACCTACTGGTTGGACAAGACCGCTGCGTAATTTTGGTTCAAAATCGTCGATGATTTGTTGTTGGGCTTGCTCCATCAACTTATTGGGGTTGTAATAGTTGTAGGACCTATTTTCGAGGATGAATACGTCCTTCAACGAAGCGGAGTTATCCGAGCAGCTTATACTGACGCTTTCGTTGTTGACATCCCACGAGTCAATCGATCCTTCAAAGATTGGTTGCCATTCCCAACCAGTGTGGTTCCAATTAGGAGGTGTGATAGCTCGTTCAATAATGACTCGTCGGCGCAAAGCCAACAAGGTGGAATACGGAAAGAGGCCCCCCACATTGAGTGGTGATAGGTCGGCCAACAGCCCGACACGACGCAATAGGGTGATTTTGGCAGTCGCTCCAAGAGCCTCAACTGATTCGGTCCTCTCCACTGACTGAACAAGATCCTGCCCATCAATATCAGTAAGGTCTTGAAAAACACCGTTGCTGTCCGCAATCAAAACACGAGTACGAACCTCATAATTTTCAGATTGCAAAAGAACATTATCGTCCCAAGGCTGGACACTACCCGCATAGAGATTACGGATCTTCGAGCTATTCAAAGCTCGACGCCACATGCCAATCTCGCCAATTTCACCATTCAGTAGGTTACTTGGAAAACTTGCATAACTGCCTCCGGAGACATTGGCGATTGACCCACCAATAACCCAGCGCGCAGATGAAGCAGTTGCGGCGACTGAGGAGATTCCTGTTGACCAGACAATATTGTTATCGGGTCTTCCAAAAGAATCGTAAAACTGAAAGGCCCTAGTAGTGCTGGAAGGTGTGCTCAAGCCTTCAATAACAAGACCGAAAAAACCTTGCGTGTTGGGTGAAGTCGCTACGAAAGTAACTAACCCGCCTGAGCCGTTTCGAACAATAGCGGCGAAACGGCGGTCCGCCTGACGAATGAGTTGAAAAAGAACACCTGACGTACCCGTCCCGCCAGGGGTTACCGACCGTTCCAGAATAACCGTTGTGGCCGCGCTAATGTTCCTATGCCAAAAAGCAATAGTAAAGCCGACGCTACTGTTTGAGAGATAACCTGAGTCGTTGGGGGTGCTACTCGCTGTTGCCACGGCCCCGTTACCCGTGAAAGACCACCCTCCTAAAGGGCGCTCGGGGTTAAACAGCGAACCCACTTCCGTTGGCATCGTGCTGCCGTTGATGGCAATCAGATGGCGAGGGTTGCTACCCAATACCCCGAGAGTGGTTGTTTCGTTGCGAATAGTAGCCGTGGACGATACCCAGCCGGGATAATAGGCGATCATGTCGTGATCGGCCATGAAACCTTGATAGGGGCTACGTAGCGTCCGCAAGGGTCACTTCTCCTCTAGTACAACTCGTACCGCACGAGCATTGTAGCGGAAGACATTGTCGACTACCACCGGCCGCGCTGAAAAACTTTCAGTGTACCCCTTGCATACCATCGGACCGAACTCGTTCGCTCCATTACACGGCACGTATCGTCCCTGTAGTGCATCCCCCGTGACCACGACAAAAGGGCGGCGTGCAAAGCCGGTGCTGGCCAAACCTAAAGCGGGAGTCGCCGCTGATAGAATCATCTCTTCGGTCCAGGCAAAGCGGTCCAAAGACAAGGCGGCGTATTGTGCCGTGGCGGTCGTTCCCGTAACAGTTTCGCCTTGTACCTGTGCGGACAAAAAACCGCTGGCTGCGGTGTAGGCCAAATACGGAATGGAGGCTACAGACGCACCGCTCGTGTAGGACCGAACCACACCGTTGTAGGATTTAACCACGAATGGCTGCCAACCAGCACTACCGGACACGGCGATGTGATAACCGGAGATTGTCCAATTCCCTTCGGAACCAAACAATACCGTCACGGTTGAAGTTGCGCCCGGCACGAGCCCCAAAGAGAAGGCTTGATTCGCCCACAAGGTACTTACGGTCGAGCCAAAATTGGAGGCCCCGGTGAGTGTGTAAGAGGAATCAGCCGACGTCCGACTAAAGGTAACAGTTGTCGTGCCGAGTAATGGCCCACCTGGTCTAATGCTGCGTGAAAATGACCATCGATGACCTTCACCCCGTACCCAACCCTCTAGCGCGGCGGCTTCCTCGACAGACAAAGGAGGCGTCTCGAATGTAAGGCGTTTCTTTTTGGAATAAGTCAGCCCTTCAAGTCCATCCGTAAACGCCCCACGAGAATACGATTCAATACTGACATCGTCAACATCGAAGTTATCAATTAGCACGTCGACTGGATAACCGTCAATACGTAGGAAAGCCATAGGTCAAGACCTCCAACGCATGCCTGCGTTTGCAGATATCACAGGGTCTATGCCGATATTGTAACGGTGAGTCATTCCAGGAATCACACGACTTCGCTCCCTATCTTGTGCCGCATAGATAGTGCCTCCTCCCTTGTAGGATTGGGGAAGATTGCGGAATTCGCGAGTGAAATCTTTAAGAGCTTTGGTGTTCTCGTTTAGGGCGTCTTTGTTTTCATCTTCATCAGCCGGTCCTTTGAAATCACTAGGTTTCAAATATTTGCCGAAGCCTTTGATTTTCAAAGTGTTTCGCATAAAATTGACAATGGCATTGTTTAGACCTATTGCGGCACTCAACATAACGCCTATAGCTGTATTCATAGCATCTGTAATAGCTTTTGTTGTGTCCGCAAGATCCATGAACAGGGGAAACAATTGAAGTCCGCTCGAAAGAATCATAGAGATGATCCAAACGAACGCCTCAACAAATGGAGATAGCACTGTAATCAAGAATGTGAAAGCTTGTACGACGACACTAACAACACCAACGACAACCGTGAAGATTGCAACAAAAGGCCGAAGGGCAGAACCAACCACAAGTCCAATTGCGGCAAGCAAATCGTTAAGGGGTCCTGCGAGCATAGACAACGGAGTCAAGAATTCTAACAAGGCGTTGCCGATTAGTTGTGTAATTCCGCTTAGAATGCCACCAATCAAATCCATTACCGGCTTTAGACTATCAACTAAATCAAGGAGCACGCCAACAATGGCACCAATAGCCATACCGAGCGGCCCGCCAGGGGCACCCACAGTAGCCAACATGGGGGCCAAGGTAGTTCCGGACAAAGCCGACCCAAGCATATCCATAACCCCACCAGCAAGGTCACCCCCCGTAGCGATGGTGGCGAGGGGTTTTGCTAGACCTTGTCCGGTCATGATTTGTTCAACAGACGACCCCATGACTTGACCGAAGCGCAACAACCAATCATCAAAGATTTCTTTTTGCCTCTTCGCGTTATCCTTTAGATAGTCGTTAAATTGTTCAGCGTTCCTACCGAACTGCACAACACCACTATTGAACGGGGCTGCAAACTTAGGGCCGCTCTCTACAAGACTGGCCATTTTATTGTATTGGTCACTCGCGTACTCAGCCGCCTTTAGCCCGGTTTCTCGTTCTTTCGCAGCGGCTTCTTCCTCGTCCTCTATCTCTGTTACTCTGTCACCAGCTTCATTCCGCTCGGTTTTGCGAAGAAAAGAATCAATGGCCGCGCCCCGACCTCCTCCGCTTTTCGAGGGCATCTCAACAGGCTTTATTGGGCGAGAAGAAAACAATTTTGCAAGATCAAGATAATCTTCTAACGCTTTGTTGTATTTCAATAGGTCTGAGATAGCGTTATCTAGGGCCTCTGACCCTGTAGTCTTCATCGTATCGAAACGACGAATTAATGTCGGAAGTGACTCACTGGTCATCTTCTCGATTTCTTTTTGCGCTAAGGTAAGACCTAATAGATTATTCGTCTTTTCGGCCTGAATATCCATACGAGTAACGTAGTTATTCAAGTCGATTTGTTTCCCCGCAGCTTCGCTAACCTTTGTGAAAAAACTGGTACCTCCCAGTCCTTGCGGGTCTACCTTAGCAAAAGCGCTGCTCAAGCCTTGGATGATACGTAGGCCGATAGAACGCCCTACATCTGCCCATTGACCACGTTCAATAGCAGTAATCAGTTCTTGCACAAAAGATGTAAGGCTGGGCATAAGGTCCGCAAACGCTTTTGCCAAGGACACCTTTATAGTATTTGCTAGGTTATCCACGCTTGCGTCAAATCGAGCGAACGATTCGGCTGTGCGGTCAGTTGTCTTTGCGTATTCGTCCAGAGTGCCTTGAGATTTGCGAGCAACCTCCGCGACGAAGGCGAGTTGCTTTTCTTGGTCTGTTAGTTGTTCGACCGTCTTGCCGATACTTTTTGCATAGGACTCATTGGCTTGACCAACTGAGACAATGATACCCAAGTTATCAAGCAACAACCTAGATGAACGCGCAGTACCGACAATGATCGAATTGAACATGTAGTCGAAGGATTGCCCTGTCTTTAGAGCGCTCGCCTCGGCTACCATTACCAACTTTTTAAAGGTCTTTTCGTCGATGCCCATCGAGTCGGCCAAGTTGGCCTTCTTCATGAGTTCGGCATCCGATACCATGCCGTTCGTTGCCTTACGATATTCAGCGATGGACTTACCGGCGTTCTTGAAGAACTGCTCGGCAGCCATGATCTTGGCCCCTTCCGAAGCCGCTGAGTAGGCTTTTTTGATGCCCGCTTCGAGTGTGTTGAAGATGGTTCCGGCTACTTTGATGTCTCGCGAAAGGCGAGTCATCGTTACGCGAAACCCATCAGTTTCTTTTGATGCGTCCGTCATGTGGCGTGTAACTACACGCACACGAGACCCAATCTCTTCTCCTGCTTTATTGAACCGCTTCAAGACCTGAATGGAGCCGTTCATGGCCCCGTCGAACTTTTTGGTGTCGGCTACGAGTTGAGTGATAATCTGGTCAGTATTCGTAGCCACAAAATCACCTCATAGATCGACGGTCGCGGCGCGACATGGCGTCCGATTCCTTTTTGTTCTTAATCTTCAGCCATTCGAGCCAAAGAAAAAACTCTTCCACAGACATGGATCGTACCACGTCTAGGGTGACGCCGATGTGTTCAGCGACAAGGAGTTGACTTTGTAACTCCTTGTCGCCTTTCAGTTTTTTGCGGCGTTCTTCGCCTCACCCATCAGAGCCGTTAGGGCGGTCACGATGGGGTCGATGAAGCTGCCCTGAGCAGGCAGTTCCAAGAGAACAGCTTCGTCGGCAACGTCGAAGATGGGCGCGCCGCTGGCGGGGTCGTGGGCGCATTGGATGACGATTTGCGCCATCATTTTAGCCTGGGCTCCCGCGTCAGCTTCGCTTGCCTTGGCAAACAACGATGCCTGTGCGAGCGTAGGGCTGCGGACTTCGACGGCGATCCGTTCCTCACCGTCGAGGATCTCAACGATGGAGCGCCGAATGGCTTTAGCAGACTGATCGAGTAGACGTTGACGAAGGGCTTTGGTGTTTGACATGTCGCAAGGTTATCACAGATTTCGCTCTGAATACCCTGCGATGCGCCCCGTGCGGTCGTCTCGTGACGCCGACAGTACCCACTCAACGGACGCTTCCACAAGACCGTCCACCGACCCCGAACGTTCGATTGAGGTGACTTTACCAACTCCACGGAACAGAGGGCTGTATCCGCTGTTGACCTCAACAAACACGTCATCGCCTCGGAACTGCAACGTCGCCAACCGAGCCATGTCAGCCGGGTTCAGCAACATATCCAGGCTGAGCGTGGCGTCCGACAGACCGTCGATACGGCGCCGGAAGGGGCTAGTTGACGTGTAAACCGTCACATCCAGCATATCCGTGGTTTCTGACAACGTATGCCCAACGACTTCGCTGATGAACTCGGAGGCTGTAGTCAGAGGGACAAACGTGCCAGTAATGGTCGGGATGGCCGCCAGCGGCGATGTAACCGTAAACTCGCCGAACAAAAAGTCGAACGAGGTGATGTTCGAATAGGCTAGCGTGGCCCCCGACACGGTAATGTGCCAGGGAAAAGAAGGGTCGATGCAGCGCCTCGCGGCCGCCGTTACGCGAAACTGCGTCGAAGCCAACGCAGTCGTGGCCTCGGCAGTCATGGTGGTTGGAATACCACCACGTCGAATAGCACATTGGAACCCTGCGCGAGCCATAGAACCTCCTCGTCAGATGCCAGCGTCAGATGCCGGAACCGATGACGATCGGGTCGAAGGCGCCCTCGTGCTGAAGACTGACCGAAATCTCAACCTTACCGTCGACCGATGCCGACCGCTCCAACGACTCGACCAGCATTGACGCAGCCAAGCCGTGAGTCGCGCCCGAGATAACCACAGTCTGGCGCAGGATAATCGGCAAACCATTCGTGTAACAGTGCCGAAGATGGGCCAGCGCGGTATCGCCGATTTCAAGGTCGCCGTCGATGCTCGCCGATAGATCCCGCAGACCCATGATGCGGCGGCGCAGATTGCTGTCACGGAAGTCGGTGATGTCCAAGGCATCTCGCCCATCCGAGAGGCTGATCGAAATCGCGCCATCCATTTCCGCGTAAGTTGCGCTCGCGCCGGTCGCAAGGGAAACCGTCATGTCAAAACCAGCAATCGCCAAGGTACACCTCTAGGGTAGGAGGAACGCTTCTATGGTATCACGTCCCGGTGTAGTGCTCCAAACGAACATTCACAGTGAACTCAGGGCATTCTTGGTCGTCCTCGCCAATAAACAACGGACCGGATTGGAGCGGTTCGATTCTCACATAGGCTCTAGACCCTGTTGAAATCGACCCCGTCGACACTCGATTTAAGGCGGCCCAAACGGCGTCCGCTCGCTCCTTAATGCGGAGATAGGACCCGATCGGACCTCGCATGCGAACTTGTACGTCGACTTTATGGTAGGTCTGCCCACGAGTGTCTAAAAAGCCGTTGGGCTGCGGACCTCCGTACTCCTGAACCACAACGGCTTCGATGGGAAAAGGAGCCTTACCGGGGCGCATGGGACCGACAAACGTGAACGACGAGGAACAACCCGACCGGCTAAACGCTGGTCCGGTCAAGTAGTTTCGGACGTCGAGTTCAACGCTCATCGGCCTTTGATGCTACCTTTCATGGCGGGCAACTTACCGGTACGAATGAAATAATTGATTGCTGCGGCAACGATTTGGCGGCTTTCTTTGAGCCTGTCTCGTACAGCCGTTTCGAGAAATTTAGCTTGCCCTTGGCTCGCTCGGCCTGGGTTTGAGGTCTTGCTACCCAATCCGGGGTGATTGTAAGAAAGATCTTCGTGCTGTCGGGCGATATATGGAATGCCCGAATAGCCGATTTCGACGAGCACGGAATGGGTTGTGAACTTAGGCACCTCCACAAAGGCGGCTTTTTCCAAATCCCCGTGCTCATAGGGGGCTCGCGTTTTAGATAGAGCCATGACATCTTGAGCGGCGTTGTATTCCCCTACTGCCGCGGCGTCCAGGAAATCCTTAGGATATCTCCGAAAACGGCTGATAATCTCGTCTGCTCCTTTTATGATGAAATGCTTGCTCATAGGGTAATCTCAATATGGTAGAGATTGGCATTTTCATCATAGCAGTATTGTACGTTTTTAGGTCGCCGAGGCTGATCCGGAAGACCCGGTAAGTAAAACCACGCGCTGCGTGTCGCAGCTTCCGGAAGCGGAAAACTCTCGTCCAAAATGAGCATGTGGCGAGTGCGTTCATCGATCGAATCAGACCCCACGGGAATCTCACGATAATAGGGCTCGAACCGCCCCCAACAAGTAGCTAGAGATCCAACCTGTACTTGCCCAGAAAAATCCAATGAGGCTGCGCTCGCGTAGCCGATGACGTGATTCAGTTGCGCCTTCAGCACATGGTCCATGAATCAGCCCTCGCCGAAATAATCGGCCGGATTGTCCTGAACGTCGGGGAAGTCATCCTGTCCCACGGAAGCTGGCGCCAGGATGTTATCTGCATCGTCTCTGAGAGATTGATTTGCCGTGTCAGAGATGCCCCCGGCATATCCGGTGGCCAGAACCGACCCTGCTCCTTCACCACCAGGAGTAACACCAGGCCCGGCAGATCGAAGCCGTTTGGCTAGATCTGCATAATGCTTATGCCGTGCCGCGGCTGAAATCCGAAGCAAGGAGTTTTCGGTGTTCACCTGAAAGGCGTACTTAGCCGAAAGCAGGTCCGCACAATCCGCTGCGGCGTAATTGATGATAGATTGCGCGGAAAGGACAAAATAGATCTCTTCATCTTGAAGCTGCGGACGAGTGCTATCCGTGTCGCCAATGACTAAGCGCACCTTCATTAGAGATGCAACGGTCGCCGTCGACGTCAACAACTGAGGGATATATGTCCAAGTCATTGACTTACTCCCAACGTCGTGGCCGTCTCAAGAATCTGACCTTCGCTAGTGGTGATGCGACAGCCGACAATGTAAGTCGTGCCGTTCTGTCCCCCTTGCACTAAATGCCGTACTACAGGGGACAAATCGACGATAGGGCTGCCAAACAACATGGAGGCCGCCGAAACCGGCGAGGCCCCTGAAGTTACAATACTCCACGTCGAAGTGGCAACACTTTCTCCGTGTTGAATGAGCGCCCCGAAATTGAATCCGTAGCGAACAATTTCGGTTGGTGTTTTGGGAGAAAAGGCCATGCCTGATTATACCCCCTAAAGAACTGTTGTGCGGCCCGAAACGATTTCGATGCGCACACCCACTCCTGTGGAGGCTGTGTGCAGCGTCGTCCGCGCCGGTAGAACAAGAACCTCTTCGCCGCGAAAACGAAATCTTGTCGGTACGTCGAAAATAGCAGGTTGAGACCCTGATGCGGTAAGAACAGCAGCATCCAACAAAACCGCGCCTTGACCCAGTAGAGTCAGAGTGCCGTCTGCTTGCAAACTAAGCGAATCTAGAGCGATAGACCCCGTAGCAACGTGGGTTTGCGTACCCGAACCAATTACAGTAGCATCACTGAGAATCGGCGACCCGGTACCAAAAACAACCTCGGCTACGTTACCGGATACGCCAACGTCATCAAGGGTAAGGCCCCCTGTGGCAATGTGGGTTTGTGTTCCGGACCCGTCAACCGTGACGGTATCGAGCGTGATGGCGCCAGTTACGTCGACAACCGGTGAGCCGAACCCTGCAACCGTGACGCTGTCGAGAGTGATTGCGCCGGTGCCGTCAACGCTTGCCGAGCCGACATCGCCCGCGCCGATGACCGCCACGTCGTCGAGGGTGATGGCGCCCGTACCAACGTGGGTCTGCTGACCAGAGCCCGCAAAGGTCACGCTGTCAAGAGTGATGGCACCCGTGGCGTCGACGCCAGAACCGACGGTTCCCGATCCTGCTACCGTGACTTCGTCGAGGGTGATACCCCCCGTCGCGATATGCGTCTGTGTGCCGTCGCCAGCGACGCCGACGCTATCGAGCGTGATCGTGCCCGAGGCACTCACGCCCGCAAAGCTAACGCCAGAAAGCAGCGTTAGCAGCACGTCGTCACACCAGCGTTAGAAGTTGGTCCAACGATGTCTGTGTGGTTTCAATTTTGGCGTCCAGATCGACGACAGCCTCGATATCGCCGATGAGGTACGCATGCGATCGTGCCCCGCTCAGCGACGTGAGCTTGCGTCTGACAAGCTCAATCAACTCTTCAATCGACATGGAAGACCTCACACGAGGGGGATAAGCTCTTGGCTGATTGTGGAGAGGTGCGACTGCAACAGCACGACGCTGTACTTGTCAGTGCCGTCGATCGCGCAATACGACGCCATGCGCCCGCCCTGTGTCGCCGTTCCGGCTTGGATGAATCCTGTCGGCGTATACGGCGACAGAACGCGGTTTTTGGCGTCAAATCGGAAGATTTGATTGATGGCGCTGGCGACGTAGATGTTGACGTAGCTGAAGCGCCCCTCTTGGTCGTAAGGGGCGTAGCACGACGTCGAGCCAGCAGCAGGCGCAAGCGAAACGCCATCGTAGGTAACGCCGCCGGTCCATGTGCCTGTCGTGCTCCCAGCGATGTCGAGGAGGTCGATCGTTGTCGCGTTGCCGCGCCAGAAAAAATTGTGACTGTGTCGCGCAAGGCGCGCCACATCGGGCTGGATACCAAAACTAGGCATCCACATGCACCCGATCGCGTTGACCGCTGGCCCGACGGCAAAATACGTCGTTGACCACGCGTTTGCGGCGATTGAGTTCGTACCGTTGTTTTGCGTGGCGTCGGTGTAGTTGTATGTGTAGGTCGTCGTGTTGCCCGCCGTGCGCAACACGATTTGGTTTGGTTGCTCAATCACGAAACGCGCCGACGACGACGGCTGTGTCGTCCAAGCGGCGCCAAGCGTGTAGACCGCCGATGGTCCCGCCGTGTGGCTGGCAATGATTCGGCGCTGACCAACGCTTCCCGGCGTCGTCGGGTCAGCGACGATGCGGACCTGGAAATTGCGATATTCGTTGATCGCGACGACGGCGTCACCGCCCGTCGCCTGACCAGTGATCGTCGACGCACCCGACGCCGTCGCAAGCAACGCGACGAGCCCTTGGCCCGCTGGCGAGGCGTCGTAGACCGTGGCGCCTTTGACCATGCCTTCGCCGGGTTTGTGGTCGTAGGGAACGTATTGCTCGTCCATGACGAGGAGCGCTGAATCAGTCGCGATCGTCGGCAAGTTGGTGTTGCCGCCGTTCGTCAACGAGTTTGTCATCACCTCGAAGATACGCCACGACGTCGCCGCAATTGCGCCGGACCCGAGCATGAACACACGGCCACCGAGGATCTCGTAGCGTGCGCCAGTCGACGGAGTGAAGGTGAAAGCTGCATCGACGTGAATCGTCGGCGTCGTCGATGCCGTGTTGGCGACGATCCATCGCTCTTCTGTTTTGCCCGCTACCGTATCGATGATCCGAAGTTTGAAGCCGAGTTCGCCGGACCCGCCACGATTGGCCAACATGTTGACGCCGGGAGCCGTCGCCAGTGCCGTCGAGAGGACAACGCTTGTCGTCGTGGCGCCGGCCGCGATCGTGCCGACCGCGCCGAACGACGGAACAAAGCACGACGTCGACGATGCAGCCACGGCCGAGACGCTGGGAGAGACAGCAAGTTGCCACGCTTTGGTGACGATATTGAGCCGGTTCAACACCGTCGCCGAGATGAGATTGTAAACGAACGGATTTCGGCTGGCGTCGTTTCTCATGTCCCAGCACATCGACGAGCCAGCAGCGTGCGCGTTTGGCGCGGGCGCAATCTGCGCCCAGATCATGCGATCGATGACTTTTTTGAACGTGTTGGCCATGTCGTTTCCTCAGGTGATTCGTGCGCGGTGACAATTTGCCCACGCCGACAGGTTGGTCTGGTCGATCAGCATTGCGCCGCTGCGGCCGTCGATGTTGGTGAGTCCGGCCACCGTCGTGACCGTTGTGCATGTCGTCACGGTGCTCACCGTCGTCACGGTGCCACTTTCGACGACGACCGTACCGCGCGAGCGGTCCAGCGAGCTGTCGTAGGCAGGCGGCGACGAGAGCCGATCGAAGATACGGCGCAGCCACGACATGGCCCCGCTGACTTCCTGAATCGGCATAGGATTCGCGGGCGAGACGTCGCCCTCGATAACCCCATCGGCGCCCGTCGCGAGCTTGACGCGCTGATACAGTGCGCCACCGACGTCATCGGCTGCAATCGTGGCGCCCGATCCCGGTGTGTATCCGACATTGTCAGGCATCAGTTATTCCCGTCGGTGATGGTCAAGCTGGTCACCTGAACCGGCTGTCCCGAGACGATTGACAGCGTCGTCAAGTTGAGGTCGCTGCCCGAGGTGCCGCAATCGCCGTCGCACACGAAGGTGCCCGTCGAATCGACGAGGTAGAAAAACGCCGCCGTGCCCGTGGCGTTCGCCGACGTGTCCGAGAAAGGCACGGTGAACGTCAGCACGCCAGACGACGACGACCCGCATGGGTCGGCGCACGTCAGCTCAGCGAGCAAGGTGCCCGCTGGCGTGCCGCCCTTCGCCGGTTTGGTGCCCGAGTAGATACGCAGAAGACCCGCGCCTGCGCCAGCGTCGATAGCTGTGCGGATTGCGTCTACTCGGGTGTTACGGACACTGTTAGCGATTCGGACAGCCATATTAATCCTCGTCTGGGTTCGTTAAACTATGTGTATCTAGTGACAAGGATAGAGCCTGCCATCGTAAATCGACGACAGGCTCCACCGACACATCCTCAACTCGCTCGATTTCTTCACCAGTCGAATCGAGGATGATAATCACATGTCACCCCAGCACGCGATACTCGATGATCAATTCACCGTTAAGGTTCGGGCTGGGGGCCAGCGTAGCATACGTAATTTCGACGTCTGCATCAACCGCATACGGCTTCGGAGCCGGTCCCGAAGACGTGACTTCTTGTAGAAAGGCACCTTGCGTCACCGTAACAGCGCTCGCTAGCGAGCCGAGCTTGATACCCGCCGTGGCAATGTTGAGGTTGTTCAGCAACCCAATCGTAGCGGTAGTAATACCCACATTCAAAAGCGACGCCCCGAGCGTCGCCGCCGAAGCACCGCTCGTCATTTTGACGTAGGCATTTAGGATCGCCGAGTTCCTCGGAACCCTCTTACCCGTAGTAACTTGGCTGTTATTCGCCGTGGGGCGCAGCGGGATACGAAGCGAACGAACGGAGAGACCGTCAGCATCAACGGTACCTGCGGCCACACGGCCCTTGGAAATACGAGTCACACCCATGGGTCAATCCTTTTGTTTCGTGGCCAAACGACCACGCTTAGGGGTATCAGTGGGGCCAGCAACGGAAGCAACCGTATCGTCGGCCGGAAGAATGTAGCGTAGGTCGACGAGTTGCTGCGTCTTAAGGGTGGGTTCGAGGTCAATAACCTCCCCACGGCGACGAACCAGTCCGTCCAACTTCGCTTCGCGTAGCACAGAGAACTTCATGTGTTCATGATACCACGCCTTGTCACAGGTCTTTGCGTGGTTACTAACAGGAAAGGAGGTCCCGTGAACATCTTCGTTCTCAACCAAGACCCTATCGTCGCCGCTCAGGACCAATGTGATAAACACGTAGTTAAGATGCCCTTAGAGTCGGCACAAATGTTGTGTACAGTCGCCCTCGTCAACGGTTTTACAGCCCCCTATCGTATGACGCACAAGAATCACCCATGTACTATTTGGGCGGGTTCAACCAAACGAGCCTTTGAATGGTTAGTTGTGCATGGCCTGGCTTTGTGCGAAGAATACCGTGTTAGATACGGTAAGGAGCACAAAAGCAAGGATGTCATCGAGCAAATTGCAAGCCTGCCTTTGCAACTGCCTTCTGGCGAAATGCCTTGTTTCGCTCAAGCTATGCCTGACCAATATCGACAGGTGGACCCTGTTGCTGCTTACAGAGCTTTCTACCGTGGGGAAAAGGCTCGCTTCGCTACATGGAAGACCAGTGTCCCTACTTGGTGGTGCTGAAAAGGTAGGAGCCGGGATTGCTCCCGGCTCCTATAAACACCGTCCGAGTGAGCCTTCACAGGCCCGGACGGTATGCTCAGTCAACGATACCGGCGAAGAACACACCGAGGTCCGCGCCCGTGATCTTGACGTCAACAGCAATCTCAGTCTCGATGCGGCGAGACTGAAGCTCGTCCATCTCAAACCGACGGCTGACCACACCCATGGGGCGCGGGAGGTTCGGCGCACCGGTCCACGCAAACGACACGGCAGCGGCAGCGGTCATACGACCAACCGACGGCGGGCTGTGCAGCAGCAGGGCCGACTTCGGGTCAAGCAGGTAACCCATGGTGGCGTCCTTGCCCTCCGAAGCCGAGTTGAGCACACCCTTAGCAACGATGACCTCATCGACACCAAAACGGCGAGCCATAAGGGTCGTGTCGATCGAAGCGTCCGAGGTGTACTGGACTCGGCTGACCAGATCGGGGTGCTCTTTCAGGGCGAGGTACACATCATGACCAAGAATCAGCTTGTTCGGCGTCTTAAAGGACTTGAGATGCACGTTGCGCTTGGCTCGGTCGATGACCTGGATCGGGTTGGATCCCGTGTAGTCATCCCACTTCGTGGTGGCCGCGCCGGTCACGTTCTCAGCCCAAACACCCGTCGCCCAGCAAGCCGCTGCGAAGAGGCGCTCGTGCTTGATGAGCATCTGGTGAGCCAGGAACTCAACCGAGTTCGCTTCTAGCTCAACGGCTTCGTCTTGATTGACTAGCTCGTCATAGGACAGGTCGACGTGCAGAGCGTACTTCTCAGCGAAGTACGTGTCGTTCGACAGGGTGAAGCCCGAGCCGTTCGACTCCTCGCCCGCCATGCGGAGTTGGGCATCGTCACGGGCGAAGTCCGCCGCGACGAACTTGAAGAAACGATCCGATTGCTTGGCAACGGTCTTGATCGGCAACACGCGCCGAGCAATGAAGTCACCGGGGTTCTGGAGAAACCCGATCGACATGTCCGTCAACGGACGGTCGATATGAGTCTGGGTACGATTGGGTTGAGACATGTGGGTCCTTTCAGGAACTCAGGTGGTTAGTTCAGAGGTTTCGGTGGGTGTTGGTGCAATCAACAACGGCACTCACCAGAGCCCCGTCGTTGTCCGCCGCGTCGATCGACAGAACCGTACCGATCGGGTAGAACCCGGTCGACGTTCCGGCCACCACCGCGATAGCGCGACCGGTCGAGTCCGCCGCCACGCGAGCACCGCGAGCGATATCAGCGGCACCGACACGGAGCTTGGTTTCTCCCGACAGAGCGACGAGCGCGGGCTCGCCTAGCGCGGGGCTGTTTTGAAGAACACCAAGAGGAACATCCGTATTGGAATCACACGGGGCCACGCCAGTGGCGACAAGCTTCACGACACAGAACTGCGCCGAAGCCGCCGACATCGCCGAAGCAGCGGTGAAAGACTTGGTGTGGAGATTCTTGTAACCAACTGCCATGATTCAGACCTCATTCTCACCGCGAACGGCGGCAAGCATCTTCGGGTTTTCAGTATACACCTTCGTGCGGGCCTGCTCGATGGTGAGATTTGGGTTAGCCGCCATTAGCCCTTTGGCTAGACGGTCGACTTCCTGCACAGGGCTTAGACCTTCGGCTTGGGTAACGCCACGGGGCTCGATAAGCTGAACCAACAGCCCGTTGGCCGCTTTGAGCGTAGCCTCAAGCACAGCCGCTGCCTCGGGGGCGGTCTTACGCAAAGTTCGAATTGCCGGACCCATCTCCTCGGGTTTGCCGGGAAGATTGGCGTAGATCGAAGCGGCCTCTGCAACAGCGGCACGCACTTCCTTGGCTTCGATTTCCTGTGCCAGGCGCGCCTGAGCTTCGACTTTTTCAGCCTCGACAGCCGCTAGTTTAGCCTGGAACTCAGCCTCAATCTTGGCGCGAATGGCGTCAATGTCGACCTTGGCCTCCACCGCAACGTCAACCTTGGCTTCAACGACCTGAGGTTCAACTGCCGGGGTTTCAACCACCGTCTCCGGAACGGGTTCGGTCACAGGCTCGTCCGCCTGAGGCGCGGCGAGGGGCGGGGTGTTCTGTTCTTCGGGCACAGAGTTTTCCTTGGTTTGAGAAAGGGCAGAACGACTAAAGGCAGCCATGGCGGCGGCACGCAATCCAACTGGTGCCCGCTCAAGCCATGCTTTTGCGGGTTGCGGGAGGTCCTCTTCGATCAAAGAATCGATAAAACCAGCCGCAAGGGCTTCCTCAGCAGTATACCAATGATCTTGCCCGTCTTTTAGCATACGCCGAATTTCTTCTTCGGTTTTTGACCGAATGGCGGCTTTTGCCTGGTCTTCTTCGGCCTCTAGGGCACGCACGATTTTATCGGACCAAGTCACAGCAGGGTCACCACCCCACAGTGCCCAGGCCACTCGACCAGGGGAGGGATAGCCTTTTTCGCCAGGCTTTGCCCCTTCGGCAGTAAGGTCGACCTCATGACGAGCCAACCATGCTCGCATCTTGCGAGCTTTTTCCGGAGTAATGTTTTGGCCAGCCGCCAGTTTACGCGCCCAATCGATAGTGGCCTGAACCAAACCGTCCCCGCCATGCCCTTCTTCAAGCCATTGCAGTCCTCGGGCACACTCGGCCTGAACACCTTCCGGAGGCGACAGGTCGATAGCTGCGGTCGGGACAGGCGCCTTTGGCCTACGCACGTAAGCAGACACCATAGCGTCTGCCCATTTGTCGAGGATATCTGCGTGCTGTCGCATTTCAATGGCGTTGCCCTGGACCGTGGTCCAGGGGCCATGAATCATCAGCAAGGCAGTCTTTGGTGCCTGAATCTCGTCCCCTGCCATAGCAATAAGGGAACCTGCGGACACAGCTACGCCGTCGATGATGGTTACTTTTCGGACTTTGGATTCTCTCAAGGCGTTGTAAATCGCCAAACCGTCCGCTACAGAACCACCAAACGAGTTAACTCGAATATTGATTTTCTTGGTTGCTTTGGGCAACTTCTGTAGTTGCTCGACGACTTTTTTTGCTGTGACAGATTCGCCCGACCAAGAGTCGCCAATATCTCCATGCACCATAAGGTCATATTCTCCGACAACCGCTGCCGAAGGTTTTAGACACATGTTAGGTGAGGGCGTTAGAGGCATCGTGATTGATCCTATCACACGGCAGGGTCTTCCGATTCGTCTTCCGATTCGTCTTCCGATTCGTCTTCCGATTCGTCTTCCGATTCGTCTTCCGATTCGTCTTCCGATTCGTCTTCGGAGGGCACCATATTACCGTTCTGCTGCTCCAAAACCCCTTCACGAGCTTCTTCGTATTCTTCTTCCGAGAGCAGAGGCAGGTTGGTGCGTTCGCGAATTCGGTTCTCTGTCGCGAGACTTGGCGTAATGAAGCCACCGGCTGCCGCCTGGCTCAAGAACAGACCTAGGTCGCGGACTTCAACTTCTGCGATGGGGTCATGCGTCAACTTGGGCCAGTACATAGGGTCGATTCCGTTAGCTTCCATCAAGCGAGGAATGACCGTGGTGTTGAACGCATCAGCAATGACGTCGGCATACCATTCGAGACTCCGCGTGAAGTTCGAGGATTTCTCGGCAGCCAGAGCAAACGACCCCGTCTTTTCCGTACCGAGCAATACGAATTCGGCGGCGAGGGACATGAGCATTCGCGAGTCGTATCGGCGAATGACCGGGTCAATAGGCATCTGATTGCCTGCGGCACCGATCAACTCGAACTTATACCCAGTGGGTTTGTCCTGCTCGTCTCGTTCTGCGGGTAGCACCAGTCCCGTAAGTTGGTCCTTCGATACCAACGATACAATTTTTTCAAACTGGGTACGAACCGATTTCTCAGCCGGGGAAGCACTCGGAGACATGAATCTAGCCGGGATTTCCATCTTCGGCAGATTGACCAAGGACCGAACTAGGCCCACAGCCTCGGTTTCTTCTAGGCGCTTCTTGAAATGCCAGGCGCGGTACGCGCCGCGTAGCACAGAGTAGCCTTCTGGATTGTTCTTGTAGGATCGCGTGCGAAACAACACGCAGCGATTCATGGGCAAGTAGTAGTCACCCCCGTCAGTGACCTGCCACGCTCCCAGAATCTCACCATCTTCGGCGATATCCCATCGGTCTACAGTATTTTGAGCACGTAGGTCGATCTTGCGCCAACCTACACGACCGTCGTTGAACTTCGATCGAAATCGAGGTACCTTACCCGGCCCTTTGCGGATTTTATATACAATTTCGTGAAGGGAGTACCCGTAGATCAACATAGATAGGATGTCCGAAACAACATCCGACCAAGGCTGGTCCATATCGTCCATGCAGGACTTGACAAAATCGGCTTCGACCTTGGCTTGGTCTTCACCTGAGGCAGGCGTAACCCGCCACTTCATGCGCCGAAGAAAGCCCTGAATCGAATACAGGGCTGCCGATAGGGCGGCGTCGTTCTGGGACATCTCCTCGTAGACCCGCGCCGCCAATCGGCCGCGCAGTCGAGGATGCTTCTCCTCCATCACCCACCCACCGGAGGTGTCGAGCCCAGGAGTGCCGATCTGAACAGTAGATACCGCAGCCGCTTGCGGTGGTAGGGCTTTGGAGTTTTTTCGAGACATGATGTCCTATAGTACCACCCCTTGACGCTGTCTTAGGGCAGATTAGAATGCGCCTATGGTAAATCAAGCAGAACAACTCAGCTTTTGGCCGGATATGTGCCCTCCAAAGGTCCCATCTGATGGGTCTCAGATTTCTCGTTGGGGAGAAGTAAACGCCATGTTTACGCCACCCCACGGAATCATATGGACCTCTCGTCCTGGCGGCACGGAAACTAGACGTGCTCATTGCAACGACATGCGTACCGACGAGTGGTTCCTTTTTCTGGATACGGAACATGAATCAAAAGCTGTCTGTCGCCATCCAAATTTCAATACGGTGTATTGCGTAGGGATTGATGCTGCTCGTAAATGGGTCGCCGAAGGCTCCTTACCCAAGGGGTTTTTACTGTAATCAATTGGCCCAATACGACTCGCCGACCAGGTCTATCTGCGTTGTGCTCCCCCGCCCATCAGAATACGTCGCGTCCATATCCACGACTTCGACTCGTCGATCGCGCATATGGACGAGCGCTTGTGACATAGCGTCGACGACGTCGTCGTGCGGGGCTCGGGGGAACATCGTAATCTCTTGAATCGATTCTTCTACCCAGGCAGCCATTTGGGGATGGGGCAGGTACACATTTCCGGCTTCGAATAGCGGAGCGATCGACGAAGCTCTGGACTCTTTGCCCCCTGCGGGGTTAATTTCTAAGATGCCTGAGATCTCACCTTGCAAGGCAGAGATGACCGCTGGTCCATTGGCTTTGCCTTCGATCATGATAGGCAAAGGTCTCCATGTATTAGCAATTTGTCGAACAGCGGCAACCGTCTCTGGAAAGTCGGCCTTAGCCCTGAATTGGTCAAGCAAGTAAAATTTGGCTTTATCTTTGTGCCAAACTTGACCTACGACATAGTCGTTTTTGACGCCTCCCTTAAAGGAACAGTCCCACGAGGCTTCTGTCCGCATATCCGGTTGAATAGTCAATGGTTCCTGCACAGCTTCGACCCATTCGCCGTCAGGCAGTTGGACCTGAACCGGGTCCGGATTGGCCAGCACTGTCGGGTCGTACCAATAGCGAATCCAATGCCTCTTGAGAATACCGCCGCCTCGGGGGGCGGGGCGTTGTTGGTACTGCCCGGCGTAGGCATAACTGCCGAGCGTTACTTTCATGCGGTCGACTGCTTCGCGCCCCCATTGTTCGGGCCAAAGTAGCTGACCGAACTCGGTTCGAGGATCAGTCCAGGCCAAAGCCGTCGGGTCGGATTTACCTTCGTATTCCATGGGTAGGATTAGCATGTCCCACCCTGCGTCTTTACACAAAGCACTGACGTCGCGGGCATGAAGTCGCTGCATGATGACGATTCGCACGGCTTGGTTCGGATCGCCAGCGACGCGGGACATCCACGCCTCCTGAAACCACTGATTCGCCGTCTCGCGGACTACAGCAGACTCCCCATCCATAGCATTCAGCGGGTCGTCCAGCAACAAGAACGAACCACCAAGTCCCGTAACGGTACCCCCCACGGAGGTACACTGCCGACCACCTCCTTCGGTGGTAACGAATGCTGTTTTGAGGTTTGAATCATCCCGAATCTTGACAAACGGAAACCGGGCTTGGTACCAGTCACTTTCAACAAGAGCACGAGTCTTTACGGAATCCCGATTAGCAAGCGTCTGTGAATAGGACGCGAACAACAATGTTTCTTTGGGAGACCGTGTGAGCACCCAAGCAGGGAATATCACGGAGCACAGAGTACTCTTGCCTAGGCGCGGTGGGACGTTGATGCAAAGATTTTTGATACGCCGCTCGGCGGCAGCTTGCAGATGAGCACAAATGGCTCGGACATGCATACCGTCTTTGAATTGGTACTGTTCGACCTCGTCCCAAGCGGCTCGCACAAAAGCATAGAAGTCTTGCGGGAGGGTCTCCGCGTCGCGGCGGACCAACTCGGCTTCGATTGCCGCCTCGACTAAGTCAGTGGGCGCTGTTTTGATGTTCTTGCGACGCACGGCGTTTACTCCAGTGTTCTCTTATGGCATCTGCAATACGCTTCTTCGTTTCTGGCGACCTCTTCAAGCCTCGATGTCCTTCAGCGATGGCTTTCTGATGGGCTTCCGTGCGATTTTGTTGTGCCTTTCGCATAGCCTTTTTGGTGGCCTCGGACAGAGAGCTGCCTCTTTTTGCTGCCCTGATCTTGCTTCTGGTGTCTTCCGCAACAACATGGCCCAACAAAGTTTCTCTGATCTTAGCGCGAACATCCTCCGGGACGGTTCTTCCTTTCCGAGAGAGGGCCATCTGCGCTTTTGTCTCTTCGGAATGCTTCCTACCCTGCATTGAAGCCCCCGGGGCTCCAACATTGTAGCGCCAATGAGGCGGGATTAGCCCGAACGCCCAAATTTCATAGTCGTTCAGCTTTTCTGACGCGGCCTGACAGAACACAATAAATGAGAAGACCTCACCTCCGTACTTGTTCCAAGAATACTGCAAAGGGGCACAATGATGGACCCCCCTTGAGAGCAGGCGCACATGACTCTGCCGCCGCCTGTGAATGTTTGTGGACTGGCCTACATAGACTTTACCTGTTCGTTCGTTGCGGATCAGGTAAATGCCGCTTGTCTTCATCCCCGACATGTTTACAGTCTATCCCACTAGGAGGCCGACATGAGACTTCGTGACACCGATCTCTACCTTGTCTCGGAAGATCACACACAACGACAGGAACGGCTGCTGGGCACGGGTGATCTGGTTCACGGAGAAAACATTCGCTCTTCTCGTCGAGAAGACCGAGCGAAATCACCCGCATGTCCGGTTTTGTCTTGACTTGTCTCGCCCCATGAATACAGTCTACCGGACCAGGAGGTTTCGTGCGTATTGTTGCTATTTCCGACACTCATGGTAACCATCCAGATGCCAAAAGCATGCCCGAAGGAGACGTGTTCGTCCATTGTGGGGACTTTACTAACTACGGTAGGCCAGGGGAGATTGCCCGCTTCTCAAGTTGGCTTCGTGAGTTACCTTACGAACACAAGATCGTAATTGCAGGTAACCACGATCTGTCATTTGAAGACGGCTTCGCAGGCCCCTCGGATCTTGGCTATGACGTCGAGTACCTACGTGATTCCTCTGTCGTGATCGAGGGGGTCAAGTTCTTCGGTGCTCCATGGACACCTAGGTTTGGTAATTGGGCTTTTATGTACGATTGGCGAGCCGCTATCAATCTTTGGGGTGCCCTGCCATCCGACATCGACGTGTTGATCACACACGGACCATCACGGGGTATCCTGGATACCGTGCATCATGGAGGCCAGGCGGGATGCCCTCATTTGGGTGATGCTATTGCCCGCATTCGACCAAAACTACATCTGCACGGGCACATCCATGAGGCTCATGGCGAAGTGGTGCTGCCTCACGGCACCCGAGTTGTTAATTGTGCGACAGGTGGTAGCTCCAAAGTGGCGGCTTGGGTAGGTGATGTATGAAAAGTCAACATGGAGGCACACGATGAGCAAGCACACAAATGGGCCGTGGAAAATAAGCGGCGCAAACACGATTCACGGGCCAGATTGTATCGTGGCTACTGCTCCGACGAGAACCCCGTCAACGATTACGAAGACCACGGCGGTCCGCGCTGCTCGCGCTGCGCGCTGATCGAGGCAAAGACTTCGCAGTACCTTGAGTATGACGTCAAGGTGACGCTGAAAAAGGCCAGCTATGAATCGTGAACATCGCAAAGATGACTGGAACATCGAGACGGCGCGGGAAGAAGCTCTGCACGACGCCGTAGAACAAGCGCGCCGCTTGGACGAGTTGTACGAAGCTGCCTATGAGGCGTGCGCCGAGTGCGGGCGCGTCGACATCGACGCGTTCATGTGCTGGCGCGTGGGGCACTTGCCGAAGGATACGCCATGACCCGAAAGGCACCCGTCAACAAAGACGCGGGGGCATGGCTGCGCGGCTTCCGCTCGGCCATCGAGGCCGCCGGTCTGCCTTGGTATCCGCCGCACGTCGGCGGGACGGATGAAGAAATCTCGCTTGAGTGGTGGCGAGGCAACCGCAATTTGACCGTGTTCGTGCGCGGCTTCGAGGTCGAGGTGCTTCGTGTCTCTGGCCCGAACATGAACACCGACATCAACACTTTGTACCGAGTCGACCCTCCCGAGGACGCCGTGCGCGTTTGGCGCTGGCTCCGAGGGGAGTAGTCCGCCATCGCCAAGGCGAAAGGAACCATCAAATGACTAATCGTGGAGAGGTTATCTTGTATGTCAATGCTGACGACGATTTCGTCGGCGTTGGAATTGCTCTAGGTAACCGGCGCGTCGTGATCATCCAAGCTGACGGTACTCTGCTCCCTGAGCAAACCCCACTGTCGGGTCTTATACAACGGGATCTTGGGAAGAAATCCCCTGATTTCTTGAGTCACGTTGCTCGCATGGGCGACTGCCTCATGGCCGCTTTCGACCGGTGTCCGCCCGACGCGGGTGTCAATATGACACTCACCATCGCCACGTCCGTGATAACCTCCCCCGAGCAACAGGAGAACGACAAGTGAAACCGATCCGGCCTATTACTCGCCCCTTGAAAGATCTTACTGCCCGAGCACCAAAACCGTTTCTGTCGTTGTGTGTGATCTTCCGAGATAACCAGGACACAATCCGTCCGTTGCTAGAGTCCGTTGTCGACCATTTCGACGAGTTCGTCTTTACCGATACCGGTTGTAAAGACGACACTCGTAAGATCCTAGAATCGTTCGGTGAGCTTGTCCGCGAGCGAGGAAAGGCATTCGTACTGACCGACTTCGCTTGGTGTGATGACTTTGCTAAGGCGCGCAACGCAAACTTCAAGGCCGCCACCGGCAAGTGGCGCTTCTTCCTCGATACGGATGACGTTCTCGTCGGTGGTCATAACCTCCGATCTTTGATTGAAAAAACTGAGAAGGAACACCCTTACGTCGAGGGCTTGTTCATCTCCTACGATTACGACGTTCTGGAGGAGCTACCTACGCTCCGCTTGTTGAAGTGGGGTAGTCATTGGAATTGGACCGACGCCATTCATGAACGTCTTGTGTCCAATAAACCATTGCCGAATAACGCTCTCGCCAATATTGAGAACAAAGACACTCTTTGTGTGAAGCATCGACGAAAATCCGAAGAGGATAAGGATCGGGCATTGCGACGTAATGCCGTTATTGCTCGTAGGGACTACGAGACCACTACGGATAAAGAATATAAGGCCCGCCTCGCTCGCACGATTGCAATGGAATTGAAGTTGGACGGTAAGTTTGCCGAGTGTCGACCCTACCTCAAAGAGGTTGGAGACACGTATCCGACTCTACCTGAGGGACGTCACGCCTATTCGGACCTTAGTCGACTCGAAGCGAACGACGGCAACCTACACTCCGCTTTGAAGTATGCGAAATTGGCTGGCCCTGCCTATGAGGCTATTGTGTATCACGCCATGGGCGAATGGGTCAAGTGTATTGAAGCCGCGACCAAGTCGTCGGTTGCGGGACAACAAACCACACATGAGGGGTTTCTGTTTGAAAAGGTTTTTGCTCCGATTTGCATGGCTGATGCCGCCGCTCATCTGGATTATCCCGCAGGTGGTATCGAAAAGGTGATTAATTCCGTGCGGGGCGATCTGCGAACGCATAAAGCGGTCGGCGATGCCGTCATGTCCATTCGTAAGCACATCGACCGCATCACGATTTTGGTGCCGCATACACCACAACCGTTCGACTGGTCATCCACCAATACGATGTTGGGCGGTTCCGAGGAGGCTGTTGTTTACTTGACGCGGGCCTTGGCGCAACTAGGACGTAACGTCCGCGTCTATGGAATCCTGCCCCCAACTTCTCTGGGAGGGATTGATCCTTGGGGAGTCGAGTGGCGAGACTTCAAGGATTTCGACGTCGATGATGAGCACGGTGTATTGGTCATTTGGCGTGCGACTGGGCTTGTCAAGCACCTAATTGAGACTCAAATTCGCCGTTTGAAGGCAAAAAAGGAAGGTGACGAGGCTGCTTTTGCCCCCGCTGGAATCGGAAATTCTTCCTTTTGGCTGCACGATATGTCTGTTGGTGTGTCCGATCCGCGCACTGCAAACGCCATTTTGAAAGGTGTTTCGAGCGTCATTGTCTTGTCGGACCATCACCAAAAGTGCATCGAACGGAGTTTACCGTCCGAACACAATGTGAAATTCGTCAAGTTGGCGAACGGAATCGTTGGAAAAGACTTCGGTTTTGGTGAAGCTGCGGACCCGACGCCGCTGATGGCTTCGTTGCCTAAAAAAGCAAACAAGATTGTGTACACGTCGTGTCCGTCTCGTGGTCTTCGAACGTTGCTGAAGGCTTGGCCCAAAGTGAAACAAGCCTGTCCAGACGCCTATCTGGATATCTACTACGATTGGTCCATGTTGCAACGATTCCAACCGGCTGTTTATCAAGATGTTATGTCTCATTATGAGGCAGTTCGGCATCTTGACGTCCATCATCACGGTGGAGTTGGCCATCAAGAGCTATACGAAGCCATGTCGGACGCGAACGTGTGGGCCTATTCGCATTACGAGAGCACCGATGTTGAGACATTTTGTATCTCGGCTGTAAAGGCAACCGCGATCGGGTGTCACGTTTTGACCGCTCCGAACGGTGCCCTTCCGGAAGTCGCGCCGGACGCTACTTTCGTACCTGAGGCAGTCAACTACGCGGATGCCCTTATCGCAGCCATTCAAAACCCGATGTCGTCCGAAGACAGGCTTCGTCTGGCCAAGGATGCGGTCGCGAAGTTCGACTGGCTTGAGGTGGCTAAACGGTTCTCGGAGGTCTGGACCGTCTTGCCCAAGAAACCGACAGGTGCTTGATCTAGAGGGGGCTTCGGCCCCCTTTACTTTTTCTTCGAGGTTGCTTACGGTAATCCCAACAGGAGCCGATCGATGGAACAAAAACAGGTCCTCACCCCGAGCCACATCATCTCAACGGTTGTTCTTCGAGACGAGGAGTCATACCAGGAGTTCATTCGTCGTCATTGTCGAGACCACATGCGACTCGTTGCCAGCTCGCCCTCGGAACGAAAAATCGAAGTCGTGATTACCTACGATAGCAGCCAATGACGCATCGCGTTATCGCGGGCTGTATCGTCTTCTATTTGGTCATCCTGACCGAACCCATCTCAACCTACATCATCCGACATGCGACCCGACATGCGACCCGACATGCGACCCGATGGGTCAGGAGGAAGTTGTGACTCGCCTCAACAAAGAAATCTCGTCGACCATCACGTACTTCATTACCGAGGAATTGCCGCCGCATTTCCGTTGGGACCCGTCCTGTCCGATTCGCGGCACGGACCGCTTCTATGTGCGGACGGCAGAGGAAGCGACTTCGTTGGGTCGAGAAGTCGTCGTGGTCTACGACGGTCCCACTAGAGAAGTGAATCGAGTTGTTTACAAGAACCGCAGCCAACACGACCGGTCCTGTCCGGATGCCGCCGAGGTCTGGTTGATGAATCCTCGGTCCAATCTGGATATTGTGGGACACACCGGATCGGTTCGCATCTGGACGAATTTCTTCTTCGACCATCCGGACTACTACTTCGACTGGTTGGATTCAGTTGACGTAATCACGGATGATCTGGTTGTTATCTCGTCTGCGGCTAAGAACCTGATGCCGCCAAATCTAGGAGCAAGAGTCGTCCCTCACGGGATCGACCACGCACTGTATTCGCCTACAAGCAATAAAATCCGGAAACGGCAGGTGGCATTCACATCCAGTCCGGATCGCGGTCTGGCGAAGCTACAGGCGTTGTGGGACCGTTGCGACATCGAACAGGAAACCGGCTATCGGTTGGTAACCGGAACTTATGGCGATCGGGCGACCAGCGACCAACAAGTTCGGGATTTGTTGGCGGAATCTGATTTTTGGGTGCATCCCGGTGTAGGTCGCGAGTTGTTCTCATTGGCGGCTGCCGAGGCTCAAGCAGCGGGATGTACTCCGATCGTCGTCCCGTCCGGTGGGTTGGCCACGACCGTTCGCCATGGCTATCGGTTCACGTCCTCGTCTTTTGAGGAGGGCCTGTTGGCGGTCCTGTCCGGTCAGGCTACGATGCAAGGTGTGACAGCCGACCACATCCCGTCCTGGCGAACGGCCACGGCGGCTCTATTGGGTTGGGATTCCTTACTCATCTAGCCGCCATCCAACCTGTAAGAGCCGGTCGGCAGCGACCGGCTACCCACGACCCGCCGCTCAAGACGTCCGATGGCGTCCGGATGCGACGGGTTGTTCATTGGATACCCCTGCGCGGTGACAGGTGTACTCCAACCCTCAAAAACACCCCGTTTTTACCGCATCCCAATGCGAAATTTCCATTTTGGCGGAAAACTGCTCTAAAGAGCACATCTAATAACATCCGGATCTTATGGGATTAGATTAGATAGAGCATTTTTCCGGAATTTCGGAAATTTCGCGTTGCAATGCGGTAAAAACAGCCTCGTTTTTGACCGAAAAATACACCTGTCACCGCAAACAACCAAAAAGCCCACGTTAACTAGCCCCCGAACCTACATCATCCCACACCTAAACAGCGAATCGGCCCCGCCCATTGAACAGTGTTCAACCGTGGTAAACTCACCATATGGTCGCTTCAAACCCGCCACCCGGTTACGAATCGCACAACCACTTCTTGATGCGGGCCGGGATTCCATACGACCTCTACTACGCCCGTCTCCAAGCCGGGGACGACCCGATGAAGGTCGCTATGGAACCATTCGACATCAATCCATCGGACGGACTCCCGAAATGGGATGCTGATTGGCCCTGTAAGTACAAAGGAACCGTGTTCACGAACTATCGGGTCATGTGTGACCATCTCGAATCCATCGGGGTGCTTCGCCGCTACACACCGAAACCGATGACCGAAACGAGTAGCATCTACGACCTACCGGAACGGTCGGTGCTGCAATGGCTGTCCGCAACCGGCCGACTGGACGGACCAGACGCAGACCTGTGGATTGCGCGAGTGGTCGCCCCACTACGGAACGATTCCCAACACAACAGCAATATTCGTGCCAACAAACGGCACCAGGTCGATTCGTCCAAGTGCTCCCAATGTCAAATCGACTTGACGGGCAAACCCGAGCAGGTCTTTATCCGACCTAAAGTAGCCACCGACCCCGCCTTTTTGGTGGCCCTACGCCGCAAAGGATTCGACCCCACCAAGTACGAAGCCTGGTGTCGATCTTGTGCGGCACGAGACCGCTGGGCAAAACGACGCTAGACGGCCCCTTCACCGTGGCTATCCTTCAGGCCAGGAGGCTCGAATGCGAATCTTGAAGAAGAACCTCGAAGCGACCCAAGGCCCAGCCTACTTCCGCCGCTATGTCGGAAAGGATGTTCGCTTCCGCTTTCAACTCAAGGGTCATTTCTTTCCATTGGACGGGACGGTCAAAGCCGTATCCGGACCTAAAGTGTTGGTGACCCATGCTGGTGGCGAAACATGGTTGGTGGTGTCTCCGACCCATGACAAGTGTGTCGTACAATCGGTGGATATCTTGGGCGAAGTGGTTTGACATGGACGCCAAAAGTCGAGCGGAAGCAAATATGAAAGGTTTCGCGGCGTGTCTGTGCCGGTACTGCAACGGCTCGCCACGAGCCCGACGCCATGTCAAACGCCTAACGAGGCGAGCTATCCGACGACATAAATCCAAGGCTATCAAGGAAGCTCATGACGACCTCTGACCAACCAAACACGTCCATGGCCGTTTTCAACGGCAGCCTTCGACCCGAAGCCCGATATCGAATTCGATATCTGCCTCGCGTCAATTGGAGTTACCCGTGGCGAATTGAAGTACGTCGTTGGTGGGGCTGGTCCGACTTGGACGGAACCGCCGAACAAGAATCCTCCGAACTCCTAGTGAAGAAACTGGCTAAAAAAGATGTCACCTACTTCGACGCCGATGGCAACCGAATCCCTCGCTGAACCGTGCCTACCGGTAGCGGTACCAGGACTCATTCGCACGGGAACCGACTTCGCTTGCAACCGACAAAAAGACGGGACCGCCAGGATCTTGACGGATGGTATTTTCGTGTTTACGGTAAGCTCTATGGAGCAGGCAAATCAATTCGTACATCGCGAATTGGACCGCCTGGTGCGTGGAGTGTACCGTGCTGATCCTCGCTTTCCTGCTTCGCCTTATTCTGAATCCGACTGAGGTTGTGGCTATGCACTACGCCAAATGTCAGCTCATCACGAGACCTATCGGTCCCGATACCGTAGCTGTGAAATGGGTATGCCCTGACTAGGGACCCTATTTTCATGGGGGTGGGGTTTAAAAAGACACCCCTGGGCTTAGACGGACTTGGATGGGCTTGGACGGGCTTGGATGGTTCGGGGATCAGGGGAAATCCGATAGCGACCCATCCGATTCCGGGACCCCCCACCTTGCGCAATTTTTTGTCAAGGTAGATCTACCCCCCACATAAGACCATGCGGCATAATGCCGCGCCGTAGCAATTCCAAACCGATCGGATCCGATCGGTTTGGCATCGGAGGGTCATCCCCCGATTTAAACCGCATTATGTCAACGCGATACGGTACGGGGCCGACCGTTGTAGCGGATCCGATGGTGCCGTTCCGATTGGAACCGATCTAGATCGGAGCCTAGTCGCCTCGACCGCGATCCTACCAAGACCACAGGACCGTGTCAATGCCCGATCGGTGCGGCATAATGCCGCGCCGTGTGTGTCTGTTATAGCGGACATAATGCCGTTATAGCGGCCCTGTTTGATCGTGGCACGATTATTGCTATTGGCATGGAATTTGCAACCATATCATACCACACAAAAAAACCGGACCCTTATGGGTCCGGTCTAAGTCTAGGTCGACCTAGTTTCGGTCGACCTCGGTCAATCCCCCCAAGCCCAAGACGATCGGGCAAGCTGGCGACGACGATTGACCCAAGCGACCCAAGCATCGCCCGATACGGTTAGCATGACCCGTCCGCCGTGGCATTCGCGTACAGCGACGGTTAGACCATCGGCGGATTGCTCGGAGCACCATTCGCCGATACCCCACCTCACCACGTCGACGTCATCCGACTCCAGGGCCCATTTACCATGCCACCCTGTTGCCGCGATCGTCGACGCAAGCTCAGCCACGGTACCGGGGCCCCATGGTATACCCGGCCTGTCAAGGCGCAGCCCCGACGACGGGGGGGACCATTGGCGCGGCGTCCAGACCGGAGGAGGATACAGACTCGACGGTCCGGCATAGGTATTGCTCAGCCAACGATCGGCATGGTGGATCCCCTCGTTACCGTATCGGTCGACCACCATTCGCCCGTCATCGGGCGATCGTCGCACGATTAAGACAGCGGACCCTTGCACTTCCCGCGCCAACCATGCCCGAAACCTAGGATCGTCATATGTGCTCGCGTGCGTCGCGATTGCGGCAATATGTCGCGCTAGGCAAGCCGTGTCCGATTCACCCGACGCGGCACGATTCCCCCAGGCCCCTAGGACGCCGTTATGTAGAAGATAAGCCCCAAACGGCAACCCGAAAGGGTGCGACATCGCCACGGACACCACGCCGTGTGTTGCGAAGCGCCAGTGCCAGACGACGCGATCGTCTGCCCGGTCCAGCGTGACGCGGTACGCCGCGATCGCGTCGTCGGCATTTTTCGGCACATATCGCCATGCCTTCAAGCGGCCGCGTTCAGTGTACACAGCCCCCATGCCGTCGGAATTCTTACGGTATACCGATCGCAATTCTTCATCGGTTAGCGGTGTGTTTTTGTGTTGGTCAACAATGAGGCACATTGGTTCCGCTCCTATCGTGGTTGTGTGGGGTCAGTGTGTATCAGCGAGAGCATCCCGCAACGCCGACCAGCCCGATCGTGACCCGAGTAGCGGGCCCGTCGTCCCGTGCGCTTCAGTGCCGTCGTCGACGGCGGAAGTTGTCGGTTTGGCGTTCTTTTCTTGCGGCAAAATGCCACGGCTTACCAGATACGGTCGCAATGTTCGGGTCTCCGACCTCGCCCACGGCGACGTCGTGATCCAACGCAACAGCGCGTCCAGACACAACGCCGACGATGTATGCGACCCCCCCGGATTCCCCGCCGCTACATAGTGGCACATAATGTGCATTAATTCGATTGTTGCTAAAATGACGTCACCGCGAACCGTCCCGCGCGGCCATCGGATCTCTATCGTCTCACGTCCGGCCAAATTGAGCACGTGGTACCGGTCCGACGCCACGTCTTTCCATCGTCGACGCGGAAACGAACCGACGGGCATGGCTTTGGCGTAGCTATTCGGTTGTCGACGGAAAATGGTGGACCATCGACTAAGGTCGTGACGCCGTGAGAGCAAGTAGGCAAGCCGATCGATCTGCCCGGTTGTCAACGCCGATCGGGAGATGTGTACGTGCAAGCCACAAGACTCATTCGCGACGGCGCCCACCGGTGGGCGCCAATTGCCCCACGCGATACGATGCGCGCCGATCGTCGCCGGATGCGTCACGATTTCCACACCACGCGGTGCGATGCTTGAGTCACGTTTCCCCTCAGCATATACCGTGCCAAGCGACAACCTAGCGTGTCTGTTCACGTGCTCAGGTGTAGGCGTGGAATCAGGGCACGCAATTTCCACTTCTACGCCAAACAACAGCGGCACGGTATAACCGCGATCGGCCTTAGCGCGTTTCGGATCCGTTCCACGTTGCGTCAATTTACCATCGACGGAACCGATCGGATGCACGCGTCCAAAGGACGACCCGTACCCCAGGATCGGATCGCCTCCGTCACCCGCCGTCGCATTCGTATGACACGCCGGGCAGACCGCGACCTCACGAGGTCCGTGGGTCACGTCGTCGGAGTCTAGCGGCAATGGACGCCACGACGTCGCCCAGCAAGCCGCTGCGAGCCACTCGGCGCCACATCCGGGGCACGATCGGACGATCGGGTCGTATCGCCATTGCGACGTGCCCCCGCTAGCGGTCCGGACCGATCGGATCATCGGATGACGCCGATCGGCCTGGACGATGCCACCGTGAGGCAACCCCACGGGCACGCGATACGTCCGAGGCACGTAGCAATCGACACATCCATCACACGCGTCATGCACTACATCGTCGGCGCTGAGCGCCACGATCGCGTCATATGGATAATGGTATGCACCGCATCCGCGACAAGGCACCCAACCACACGCCGCGATCGCACGGGGGGATGCCGTGCCACCGGACGCGGCCCGCACACTCACACTGCGAGCCCATCGCTGTGACGGATAGGCGTGAGAGCACGCGATCGCGTCCGATGCGAGACACGACGAGCACCAGAGTTCACGGTGTGAGTGATTGTCGGCGGATGTGTGAACCCAAAATCGACGCTCGCATTCTGCGCCGCATTTTTGGCACACTTTCCGATTGACACGCGGCGTCGTCGGGATAGCGGTAGCGGTAGCGGTAGCGGTAGCGGTGTCGGCGGTAGCGGTAGCGGTGTCGGCGGTAGCGGTAGCGGTGTCGGCGGTATCGGTGTCGGTCGTATCGGTGTCGGTAGGCATGGTATTGGCTCCTAGTGTGTACGGGTTAGGGGTTAGGGGTTAGGGGTTAGGGTCAATCGGTGTCATTGCAAAGCGTCCAATCGGGCAGATACCGCCGCATAGCGGCCGAGATATTGCGAGCACCGCGTGCGATGCCGCGATCGGCGCGCGTTTTCGATGCACGATTCCAGGTGAGCCAACTCGCGCAACAACGCCGATCGGGCGATCGCCACGTCGTCCGCGTCGGCCCAAACCGGCGCCGCAATGCGAACCGACAGTCCCCCGACGCGGACGACGCGGTCGGCTCGGACGGCCGCTACACCGATCGGTGTAGCGACGGAGTCGACGATCGGACCCGTATCGGTAAGATAGGCCGTGGGCGACGACGACGACGTAGCGAACAAGGCAACGCCAACGATGCCGACGGCGACGGCATAGGCGATCGGAGACATAGCAGCGACGACGGCAAGGATAGTGGCGATCGGTGCGAGGATGACGGCGATGAAGATAGGCATTCGAGCGGCTCCTAGTGTGCGGGTTGTCGATTGTGGCGCGAGCATGAAGCACGATCGCGATCGCGTCAAGTGTTTTGTTCGTGCGACGACAGATCTGTGGAGATCTACACACTTAGGCCCGATCGGGAGATCACGCGGCAATATGCCGCACGATCCAACCACTGCCCGATCCGTAGTGTGCGTTTTCGCCCTAGTGTGGTTTCGCCCAGTGTGTACGTTGGCACAGTGTCAAACCGCACACTAACCGATGCCGTGGGCGATGCCGTGGGCGATGCCGAAAACCGGGCCTTGCGCACCGTCAAAAACACGAAAAAATGGCTTTGCAAAGCCATTTTAGGCGCTTGGCACGGGGTTTGCAGGGGGTGACTTCGGGATGCCCGAAGTGACCAACAGCGCCCCAGACCCCCTCAAAAAGTTCCTATAGGCCCAAAAAATTTTTGCCCGCCAAAGCCAACCGATGCGGCTCGGCCAACCAAAATTTTTGGCCTGGCTCAGCCAAACTCGCTCTCAGGACCGTTCCGGTCATAAAAAAGCAACCGAGAAAAAATACAAAACCGCCCCTACTTTTCCAACCCAAAACAATATAAAAACTAAGACAAAACCGCCGAATTGCGCCAACAATCTGGCGCAATCTTTGGCGCAATCTTTGGCGCAATTCCAACAAAAACATCCAATAAAAATGCCGCGTAAAGTAGGACGAACTCAACTGAATTACTTAGAAAGTTTGGCGGACTTTTCAATAAAAACTCGGCGCGAAACTCGGCGTAAAACTTGAAACTTTCGCTGAAGAATTGTGGGAAAACCCATCAAAAAACCCAAATCGTTTCGTCTCGGTTTTTGAGTACGTCTTCGAACTATTACGCTAGGGGCTCCAAAACAAAGTCATTTTCCCAGCGGATCTGAATGGGACCCCCTGGGTCCCCTGGCCGACTAATTTGGACCGATCCCAGGTAAAGGCCCCCTAAAGAAACCCACTCGTTTGGTAGCGGATTGAAACTTCATGGCCGACCAACGTCCGTATAAAGAAGCTCGCGTCACTTCAGGTACTTGACGTCGTTCGAGTTCAGCGAACAAAGCCCCATGCAAATCCGTAACGGACCATGGAACCTGTGCCAGTGCTGCGTTTAGGCGTTTTTTATCCGGACGACGCCACGGTGTTAGCCACTTCACTACCGTATCGGTAACCGGTACATGCAGGTCATCGTGTTCAACCAGATTAGGGCGTTGCGGCGCGAAGCCGTTCCAAGCGACAACGTCCTTTGCCGAGAAACGGCACACCAAAACCAACGCCATATAACCTCGATCCGGGTCGGGCAGGGCTGCGATGGCTTGAAACGCCTCGCCGAACGTGACCGGCAAAAACCGAGTGAGTAACGGGTAGCCCCAAGGATTTTGGCGAAACGGCCCCGGTCGATCGAGATGGCGTTCATACCATTCATTGATGGCATTGAGGCAGGACAATCTGACCGTCAACGAGCGAGACGCAAGCACATCGAATACGAAGTACTCCGAATCAGGGTACTCCACACGAGTAGGGTCTTGGCCCTTAGACCGGAAGTAATCCTCCCATAACGTCACCTCGGCTCGAAGGTGACTCGGTAAGTCATTCCTGCCTACCACGAACCACCTTTTGACGTGATGCTGAAGAGGCTTTACGTTGCAGGGCTTGTAGAGTTTTCAATTCGTCCGTGCTGAGAGTCGAATAGTCTACGTCACCACCAGCACCGAGGCGAAGCTGAACCTGCACGTCGGGGGCGTCCAGACCCAGCATTTTCCGGCGTTCCGCCGACAACTTCAACCAGCGGTCCATCGCCTGTAGGTTGCCGTCCTGCACCGAAGGCCAGATTGCTTTTAGCGCAGCATCCATACGATCGAGTTCGAGCTGAGCCGCGAACGTGAGTTGGGCCTGCGTCCGACCGATATTGGCTTGAGCAACTCTGCCAATGGAAAGGTCCACATCCTCGACGGTCCAACGTCGACCAGTGACTTTGGTGAAATGATGGGCTACTTGGCTCGGTGTGTAACCTGCCATGTGTAACGCATATACCTCGTCATCCATTTCGATGGGTACGGGTACACCGGAAGGACTCAAATCAATCGGGGCGAGCGCAGCCACAGGCGCCAAGGGGTCGGCATCATGTCTTGCGACGGCAACCGCCGCCGAGGCCAGTTCAGCCACGACGGCGGGGGGAGCACTAACAGGGTGAGTTTTATTGGTCACCCTGATAGCCTACCATTTAGAATGTGCAGGCACCACCCGCACAGGCCACGACTTCGACACCACCGGCTTCGTCATGGTCTTCGCGAAGCGCCGACCAAGGCAAAGCCACCCACTTCGCTCGAAGTTGACGGAAGTCCTCAAGGACACACAACGCCTTGGTGGCACGAACAACATCGTCCGGATACTTCTCGCGAATCTGGTACTCGTCCAGCACTTCAACGAAGGGGGCCTGGGGATAGTCGAGATCTCCCGACGAGCCCAACATTGCTACACCGCCGAAGGATTGCTTATTCTCCCACACGAACTCGCCGACCGCTGCCCATTCCTCGGGGCGCACCACGATAGTGTTGCTGACATTGTGTGTCAAATCGCCACGTGTAGTGCCTGGTTGCACCCAGTTTTCGTAAACAAATTTGACCTTGCCAAGATGTTCCACCGCAGAAGTCTCGGCTTTCAACCACAACGGTCCTTCCCCGAGGTCAACCGGAAACACAATCTTGTACTCGTCACGAGTATAAGCCGACGGTACGACTGCTTCAGGGATGTGTTTCTTAATGAAGGCCACCAACGGGTCGGTCAACTTTCCGCCCTCGACGTGTCGCAAATAACGACGCGAATGATGCGGGTGAATGCCGTTGCCGACACCGAGGGCGAGTGACCCCGTGCCCTCTGGTTTCACCGTGGTGAGTCGAGCGGCAGAACGGATACCGATATAACGAGCCACCGCGATGTTAACGGTCTTAACACGTTGCGCACCGTATCGAAGTGCATCGGTATCGAAAGCCAGACTAGGATTATCCGCCATACCGGTCAATGACACACCAAGCAACGCATCACGCTCGATGATGTACTGCGAAGTCGGGCCGAGATAATCCGTATTGGTATACCCCGCTTGCAGGGTGCCAAGCACCGCTGCGTTGCCGCAAGCATCCAAGAACGAGTCTAGGTCTTTGCAAGCAGCGACATTTACCGAGGTTAGGTTGCACATGGCCCAACCCGTCGTGCCAGTTCGCTCGTCGACGGGGTAAAGTCCGATCTCCGCGCACGGATTAGTCCCGTGTTCGGTTGAATTCGAAAAGAAGAATCCAGGTTCGCCGAAGTCGCGGGTAAAACCCAGCAGCTTGGCGAACTCATCGCGTGAGGCGGTAGCCCGGACCAGCAGCGCCGAGTTATTGCTTAGACGACGTTGCGAATTGGTGACGAACCAATCACCGGTCTTTGCCTGCATCATGGCTTCGTCATCGGGCGAGAACAACGCAATCGTCGCTGAACGGCGCACACCACCGGCACGGACGCACAGGGCAGCGTGCATGACCATGTCATAGGCGTCGATGGGGGCGATGACTCCACCGAACCCCACAACACGCTCAAGCAACGCCCGCACGGCTTCAAGCGAGTCCCGCAGCGGCTTGGGACCGGGGGCCTTGGCCGACGACGAGGACAACGCCGCACCTTCGGGGCGGACCTTGGAGTAGTCGAACCGAACCACCGCAGAGCCCGCGATATAGGACTGCAACAACACGTCGAAGGCATCAGCCCAGCCCTCGATTGAGTCGTCAACAACGTGCTTGATGGTGTCGTGATTCGGACCGATGAGACGGGGCAATTTAGCGATGTGGTGCTTCTGAACCGAAAACCCAACACCTGTACCGCACAACAGCAACCACACGGCTTCGGCGAGAAAACGAGGTCGGTCGAAGAATGAATAGGAACAATTGAAAATGCGCATATTTTTGCGCAAAATGGCGTCACCACCGAATTGAAACGAACGCATCGACGGTAGAATCTCTTTATTCTTAAGAGCCGTCTCGATGTCATCGTAGGTGAGGTCGTCAAGCAATGCCCCGTACTTACGTCGGTGCATATCTACAACCCGTTTCGAAGCCTCATCCCACGTTTCGCGTCGTTGGAGGTCGGGGCGGAAACGAGCGTAGTTCTTGAGGAAAACGAATTGAGCGAGATCCTGACGAGGGTCCGATGACGACATGCTTTGTCCCTAAGGCTGAGGTGGGACCGCCTAGTCTAGCACTTCCGCTAAAAGACAGGCGTACACACCCAGGCACAAAAAGAAAATTATTGGACTCACGACCAATAATTTGCTTAGTTTTTCACTGAATTCATGCTTCTGCACGAATATGGCCGGTTTCAGTCGCGTCCTGAAGCGCTTCTGAGGCCAACGCCGCATACACCCGCGTCTGCATTTCCTCGCGCAGGGCAGCCAACTCAGCGTTAACCTTGTCAGAACGGCGCTTAGCTTCTCGCTGGGCCATGACACCCAAAACCAGCGTCATACCCGTGTAACCAACAATCGTACCAACGAAACTACCGACAAGCGAGACGAGGATGATGTTCAGCATGTTTTTGCTCCTGTTACGAGCAATCTAAGCCGATCCGTAAAGGCGTCAAGGGGTCGGTTCGTAGCCTAGACGAACGAACTCGTGGTTCAGGTCCAAATTGGCTTCGCTGGCCAAGGTTTTACGGTATTGCATCCAACCTGGACCGAGATTTCCGCCCTGATCAGCCGATAGAACTGCGCATGCCTGGTGTTCTGCTGGAGAACTGTGTTTTGGATCGTTTTCAAGCAGTTTTTTGTACAAATCCAGATCTTTTTCAAAGCTGCTGATCGTCTCAGGCGCGTCAAAAGTGGCGTAAGACACCCGAGCGCACCTCGCTACAGACTGAATGATGCCTTGTTTCGGGCCTGAAGGGCCTCGCGTCGAGGTTTGATGCCAATAAGGCAAGTGCCACTCACCTAGTTGCAAAACACGCGGAATAGAGTGCGCCAAGGCATAGGCAGCCGCCCGAGCAACACGCTGTAGTGCCGGATCTGCGTGAGGCTCCGCACGAAGGGCCAAGAAATTGGCCCAGGCTTCGTCCGTGCCAGTCACCACAACCTTGGTATATGACCAAGGACTCAAGAGGCGGTTGACAACTTGCTTATGGAGTCCCAATCGAGCGAGCAGAGTGACGAAAAAAGCAGAGGTAAGCAAAGCCACTTGCCAAACGACTTTGGCCAGTCGAGGGTGCTTGATGGGTTCGCCACCTTGCATACCTGCCTTGTTGGAAAGCCACTCAGGCTCGTAGGCTTCAGCCTTGACAGCCGAAATAATACGCTTGGTCGGAATAGCTCTCATGGAAGCCGCGTTACGAGAGAACATCCGGTGTGTATTGAACTGAGCAAGCACGCACGTCGGTACGTCGAGTTCCATTGTCGTTAAGCGACCGCCGTTGAAGTGCTTTGAATCACAGATAATCTTAGCGACGGATTCCATGTCAACCTACCTTTCCGTTCGGACCGTAAGTCTTACCATCAACCCAGCGCACCCGACCTCGGGTCAGGTTGATCTGATGGACATCAAAGTCCCCGTCCCGCTCATCGATGAGGGCAATCCCCCAGCCCTGAGTCCAGCCCGATGGATGACGGGGGAAGGAGACGTGCTGAACAGGAACAAGGCAGCCAAGTCCCCAACAGGCCCTGGTGTGTTGCCCGTCGCGGGAGACGACGGGGACAGATGCATACTGCGGTCGATGCGCGTGACCCACGATCAAGGACACACCGTACTTGTAGAGGTAGTCGCGGGCGTAGTTTGTACCGTGGAGTGTGCCATGTGTGACACCGAGCTTTGGGCTAATGAAGTTGACATTGTCCGCCGAATAGTTCATCCAACTAACACGACGCCTTTTAAGGTCAAGCAGGCTCGGCAGAGACATGAGCCCATCAAGGTGAGGCGCTCGATGCGCGACGTAGGTCGTCAGACGCTGGTCGTGGTTACCTTCGTGGAGATCGATCTCCATACCCCGTGTGCCTTCGCGGCGGATGCCATCGAGGAAATCGGCCACCATCGTGGTTTCTGACTGCACGCGAGACATGTTCGTCGCGGCGTCGTCGTGTTTGGACAGGCCCTTGAAGTCGTGGATGTCACCATTCAGGATGACTTTGTGGGGTTTGAAGTGACGCAGGAACGTCAGGAACGTGACCACAGCTTTGGGATCGTGGTTGGGAAAATGAATATCGCTGACGATCAAGACCTTCTTCTGCTTGGCCATTTACTTGCTCCTTGACGAGAGATACGTCTGGTAATCTTCCGGAGTGCCCAAACCAGCGAAATGACGGACCTGCTCGACTCGAAAGGTAGACCGGTTCAACAGCGGCGCGATGTAGAACTCTTGGTTGGGACCGTGTCGCTCGTCACTCGCAATGGCGTCCGCAGCCGCGTCGAAGAACTCCTGCGAAGACTTCCACCAATACACCCCACAAGTCGGTACGTCATCAACGAACACGGAAGGGGGTTTCTCAATGACCTTACCTTCACGAACAAAAGACCACTTCGTCTGTCCGTCGTTGGGGAATACAAGGCATCCGTTGGTTGCTGTATCAACTCTGCTGTGAACAGAGAACACCTGATCCGAGTTTGCCACAACCAGAGGTTGTTCTGCAAGACAGTGCTCCCGACAAAACAAAGCTGTCTCAGCCGCACCTCGGGTCAACTCATCAATGAGTACGAAGTGTATGTCCATGCCTCGCAAAGCATTCTTGAAAGACTCAAGACGCGGGGAGGACACGGCAATCGTGATTCGGCTGAACTGACCAAAGGCAGCAACACAGTCGTCGACCACCCGACGGATCATAGGAACACCGTCGACCGGGAGCAGGGGCTTCGGCGTTGTGTAACCGGCAGTCGTAAAGCGGCTGCCAAGACCGGCGGCTGGAATCAGTAGTTGCATCGGATGATCTCATTGGTCTGGGTGATCGCAAAGCGCACGTTAGCTGCTGTGATGAATTCTAGGGAAGTGGGTACAACAAAACAACCGGCGTCTGCTGCGGCTTGTATCCCTGGAGGGGAATCCTCGAAAACCAGAACCTGGTCCGGTTGGACATTGAAGTCACGCATGATCTTGTTGTACCCTTCAGGGCTGGGTTTTGGCACCGGCACATCAGAAGAACCGTAGACACCGGCCAACAGGTCGAGCAGTCGTACCTGCCTCAACGCCACCAAAGCCGTGCTGGGGAGGGAGTTCGAGTAACAGACGACCTGATGATCCTCCGCAGCGGCGAGCACAGCATCATAACGGTTCTGGTTGGGGCGCAAGTTCTCACAAAAAGGACCTGTGAGTTCCTGTTTGCGCTTGTTCACGGCTGCTGTGACGTCGCTATGCAATCCCAGAATCCGACATTTTTCCGTTGTGGGCAGCCCTTCAAGGAATCTTTCTGTAGCGTGGTCAAGATGATGCCCTGTAACCTCGTCCAATGCGGCTCTGAAGGCAGCCCTGTGGGCGTGGCAGAGGTCTACCAGAACACCGTCCATATCAAAAATGACGAGATCGATCATGTTTCTCCCCGATAGGACCACTCGTTCTTAACAAACGCTCTCTTGAAGTCGGGGTTTTCGAGGGGGTGTTTGGCTACGACGTCGGGGCGATGCTGCCACTTCTCCAAGAACACCTTGTGGTCAGCGGTGTCGACACGCATGTCAGCATCCAAACCGAGTCGTTTGCGGGTGACTGACGACCCATGAAACACAGGGGCGTGATTGGCCCGCATGTAGGCACAACCGGCGTCTGCTGCTCGTTGTTCCCAGTCAGTGTCACCGAAGGTCAGCTTGAAACGGCTGTCGAACATCCCGACCTTAGAAAAAACTGCTCGGGTGGTGACGAAACAAGAGAAGAACACGCCAGGAGTGAACTTCTCCTGGTTGTAGAGCCCTTTGTTTTCGGCTTCGAGGATCAAGTCGTCCGTGCAGTACGGTGATGTCTGTAGTTCAACAGCACCAACAATAGAAAACCGCTCAAGACCTGAGCGCAAACGATCTAGAGCGTATGGGAGTGGAACGACGTCGTTGCACACAACAGCCACCACGTCGTGGTTACCTTCAGCCAGACCGGCATTCACAGCCCCGTAGGGGCCGACGTTGACCTCGATCTTCAGAAACCGATGTCCCAGCGACTCAACAACCGGCTTCAGTGGGGTGAGGACGTCGCCAGAACCGTTGTCAACCAACGTGATTTTTGCTCCTTTGGGGGCGTTCAGGGCGCACCCGAAAAAAGCACGAGAAGTAATGTCGAGGTTGCCATAGGCCGGAATTACGATGTCCATTTTTCAATCCTTAGTTGAGATGGCAATCTGAACACGGTCCTTGCGGACGATGCCGGGGATTTGTTCGCCTGCTTTGAGGGCTGTCTTGATAGCAGACGTGCGAATAGTTCGTTCAAAGAACTCGTCAGGCACCGCGTTGTAATCGATGACCTCAAACGCGACTTCGTTGCGGATCGATAACCCCTCAACGTCAGGGACGATCGTCATTAATGCGATCGACTTCTGAACGTCACCGGCATCAAGGGCAGCTTTTGACTCACCTTGTGCTGTATCCGCTCGTGTCTCGATGAAAACTTCAAGCAAATCCTTGAGACGCTTCTCTGTAGAGTCAATAGCCTTTTCAGTAGCGCCGAACCACTCTTTCGCTGTGTCGGTCAAAGCCTTAGCAGGCGCTGTGATTTGCTCCTTGCGTGCTTTGACATAGTCTTTGGCACGACGCAACTCGACCAGGGACTTGGCGAGATGCACATACTCAGCCATAGAACCGACGGAGGTCGTTTGTTCTACTCGTGTTTTGAAAAGAGACACATTGCTTGCAACTCGTTCGTCGTCGTTTGTGCGAATCATTGTTCACCACTCACAAGAAAAAGCACACCACGATACACGAACGGAATAGATAGCAAAACTACACCGCTAACGATGGTTAGAAGCGCGTTGATAAGAAGATCCTTGTCTTTCTGTACAGCGGCAGTCACCAAGGCGAATAACGCCAATGTGAACAAAGCTGTTACGGTGATGGCGAGTAAAGTCACAGTCGCTCCTATTGGACATAACCACCTTCGGGTTCGGTAGGTAGTCTGCCCAAGACATAGGCACCCAACATAACAGCGTCAATAGCGTTGTGCCTTTTCTTGGCTGGGCGGATCGCCATCAACATATCACGCTCCCATTCAGAAGCCGCAGCTAGAAAATGGCGCTGCCGGACCTCTTTCGGGATACCTCCGGTCCAGATTCGAGGAAGAATGACCTCCCGCTCGAAAGCGTCGACTCGGGCCATCACGCCTCCGACAGTCTGCGCCAGCGGAATCAAGTCGTTGGGGTCACGGCGGTCCCCTCGATAGATTTGCTGCCCCTCGACCACTAGATGAGTGATGCGTCCATCAGGGTCGCCCAGGTTCATCATGCAGCGCCTCGCCCAGGCAGCCACGATCTTGGCCACTTCGTAAGGTGACCCTGACGGAACCTCCAAAAAGTGTGCATCGGTGAGGATGTTGTCGACGAAGAAGGCGACCCCAGCATCAGACTTACCGGGATCGACGGCGAGGAGTGTATGGACCATCATGGGATGATAGCACCGGTCTTAGCCGAGCGCATGCCCGTAACGCCTTTACCGCGACGGTCCCTAACCTGAATCAAGGCGTTGCTGAACGAAGGGCGACGGGGGTTGTCCATGCCAACAGGAACGTCAAACTGGATGCGACCATGAAAGAGTTGTACATCGCATTCCTTCACAGCTCGCAAAAACCACTTCGTGGAGACGCTGGCTTGAACGAGCAGGTCAACACCGCGAAGACGCTTAGCAGTACGTACTTCGGTGATGGCCTTAGCAAGAGCCTCTTCTTGAAAGTGTCCTCCGTAAGGAGGGTTGGCGAAGGCTACTTCACCAGGGAAAGCCCATTGTTGCATGATGGCGTCTTCGCTCTCAGTGAAGAACTTTGAGTGCAGCGCGTTGTCTTTGTCGGCGAATAGGTCGGCACAGTAGCCACCCGCCTCTTTGGAGAGTTGTTCGTAGATTCTTTTGGGTGTGCGCCAGGCTTGAAAATGTCCGGCGTTCAGATGAGCGACCATTACTGCCTCCTTTTCGCCAAGAGAATTCGCATGCGTGCAGCCACTTGAGCCATCACAAAAGCGATATCTTGTGGTGTGTTCAACGGAATCCGAGTGATAGTCGCACTAGGTTCATCAGCCGCAATGACTTGATTCACGATATCGACTACGTCGTAGTTCATCTGTTCGACAGCACGATTCTGTTCAACGACCGACGTATCCAACGAGGTCATTGCCTTATTGAAATCGTTTACGGAGTATTTCATTTGTCTTCTCCCTGGAAGGACAGGGTCATAACTTGCTCCTTGTACCATTCAGGCATTCCGCGCATCAAACCACGACGGATGTTTGGCCAGAAGTGAGCAAACAAAATATCTCTAATTTCAGCCGCACATTCTCGCTCAACATCATCTCCGATTTCTTTGACGAGCAAACCAATATCTTTAGGTGTGTCTGTAATTTTGACGTCTTCGCGTAGATGCTGAACCGCCTTAGCCCATCGAGCAGGGGTTCGGTAGCGTTCGATAAGTTGATTCAGAATATCGCTTTGAGTAGGGTTGTTCTTTCGCCATTCACCAGCGTGGATTTCTTTGAACGCTTCAGAAACAAACTTACCCATCATCACATGCTTGTCTTGCGTGAATCTGGCGTAGTTCTTTACTACAACACCTTCAATTTTTGCGCCACCCAACAAAGACACACGGTCCAACATAGCGTGTAACCTGTCGGCTGATTTAATACAACCGACATAAATTACCGGAGCAACATCAAATCCCAATCTGTCAGCTTCAGCAACCAATTCCTCTGGGCTGAGAAAGTAACTATCTCCTTTATTGGTATCTTCGATATCAAAAAGAGCTACGTGGTTTTTTGGAATCCTGTCGTAAGCTAGGGTATTGTGCTTCGGCGCACGGAGGTATTCACCACGATAGATATAGCCAGGACGAAGTAAATGAGCGATTGCTTTTACGGCAGCCACGCCAGCCGCGAACATCTTGGCTGGGGCCACCAAATTAAGCTCTGCTCCTTTACTGCGAATCTCTACTTCGCCGTCGCGGATTTGAAACGAAAATTGCGACCCGTCCACCTTCTCCTGCACGACAACATCACCATCGAAAATGTCACCGATACCTTTGTGCCCGATGGTGTACAAAGAAGGGTAGGATTTGACTGCCATTTGGACCTCCTGGTTACACTAGAAACACGACGCTCCGGTCGTCAACCCCAAGGAATCAAGCGACCCGTAGAATCATAGGCAGGTTCGGCTGCCTTGATCCAAGCAGTAGACAAGGCAGGGGTAGCCTTGACTGGGATGTCCGGCAGAACAACACGCATCTCGCGCTCCATGTGGTCTACACAAGAAATAGCAGCCTCGTGAGCCAACTGCGATGGGACTTCCAGGCACAATTCATCATGGATCATTGTGATGACTCGCGATCCAAACAACGCATCGCCCGGTTCGACGTAGCACGCACGCGACACGGCAAACAGGGCTCGCTTGGCTCCGTCGGCAGCCAAACCTTGCACTCGCGTGTTACACCCATCCGTGAACCCAACGCCACCGCGAATGCGGTTCGACATGAACTGTCGGACGGGTTCGCCAACTTCAGAGGTGTAAGCAACGTACTCGAAATACTTACGCATTTCAGGCCACGTTTCAAACCACGCATCTTTGAGGCGATAAGCGTCGTCTTGAGTAACGACAACTCCATAAGACCCTTTAGCGTATTCGACAAAACGCTTCGCGCCGAGTCCTCCCATATAACCAAAGTTCGCGACCTTAGCGAGTTGGCGGAAGTGCTTAAGCCTTTTGTCGCCTATCTTCTTGAGTTGTAGAGCTTCGGCGCCGGATACTCCCATCAAGGTGGCGGCGAGTTCTGTGTGCGGATCGAAATTAGGGTTTTCTTGATAACGTGCTGCAAGATTGGATTCGCCGCAGATCCACAACGTCACCTGAGCCAAAGCACGCAATTCAAGAGAGTCGTAATCTACCGAAAGCCACCAATTGCCTTCGCGAGGTTTGATGAGATCTCTAATACCTTCCTCTCGCGGGAAGTTCTGTAGGTTGGTACCAACTCGTTCTTCGACCTTCTCGTATTCAAATCCCTCGGGCAGAGTAGGCCACCAAGGGTTATGCTGGTCCAACTTAGATCCGCCCCACGAGGTTCGACCAGACGCAACCAGAGCATTGGGGCGGCTACCGCACGCATAAGTCATCCCGAAGGCCATGCCTGATAAGTAAGTCGACATCATCTTGTTTGCGGTGGTGTGGACTCCTAGTTGAGTAAGTACAGGGTCGAATTCCACGAGTTCTTCGCAAGTCTCGGCGTCGGCTTTTGTTTGCCCGAGAGGGAACTTGCTCGATGGTTTTGTTTTCGGTACGGGTCGCCCTGCCCGAGCACACGCCCGTTCGACGGCAGCACGGACAACGTCTTGACGCATTGCACCGTCTTTGAATAGACCGGCTTCCTCTAGTAGACGTTCCGATTCTTGCTTTTGAGTCAACAAAGCCACGTTGACCCAGTGCCACCGCTCGGGGTCGACACGAAAACCCCAAGTCTGAGCAAGGTTCAAACAAAACGCCGAGGCGACCTGAAGCCACTCATCTTCTGGGGCGAATTCTTCCGTCAAGGCACGCGAGACTTGACGAAGATAGTCGACATCGTCGTAGGCATACTGGTAGGCGGCACGGGGCCACTGATCTACCGGGACGCCATCCAACAAGGCATACCGCAGCCGCCAAGTGTCCTCAGACTTATCCAAGTCCTTGCCGAGCTTACGTTTGACAAGCCCGGCCAACGAGAAATGTCCTTTTGGCTGACGGTCCTGCAATGACCCGTTTTTGATGTGAATTAGTTGATCTCGCAACATCGTATCGCGCCCTCGACCCTGTCCGAGAGCACGAAACCACCTCGGAGTAAGTTCGGGAAACGCCGCACACGTTACGACTTGGTCGAAGGCGCCATTATGGGCTTCAAGCAGGGCATCCCCATCAAGGACTTCGGTCAGCACGTCCCGAGCCGTGTCGCGCAGAACGACCTGTACGGGGCCGTTCTGGGCGGTAGCACCGTCGACATCCAAAGCGTACTGTAAACAAACCAACTTCGGAGCCTGGCGACCAGGGCGAAGTGGAAAGGTTTCCGTGTCGAACCGAAAGATCATGCAATCACCGTGAGGTCGGTCCAGGTATCAGTGGCGAACACCTCGCCGTTCTCCAGGCGCACTTCAATATCGTCGGCTACATCATCCTCATCCAAAAGACCAGGATGAGCGTAGAAGCGATTCCAGCACGTGATGATTCCTTGACCCTTAGGGGTCATGACCGGAAGATGTGTGTTGAAGGCTTCGAGAAGAGCGGCTTCGCGGTTGTTCGTCATGAAAGTAACGTAGCCCCGATCTGGGGCTACGTCTAGGGGTCAATTTGGCGCAGGGGCCTTGGTGTTTCGCCGCGACCGACGTGGTATTCATCCTAAGCAGACCGGTCTGTTCAGATAAACCTGCGTCGTACCATTAGTTTCTAGCTTCACCCTGCTTGGTGTGGTGTGATGGAATCGAACCACCGTGACCCGAAGGTCGGAGAGTTACAGTCTCGTGCTACCAACCAACAGTAGCCTACACCACATATGGTGGCCGAAGAGGGACTCGAACCCTCACGGTTTACCGCTGGAATCTAAATCCAGTGCGTCTACCAATTCCGCCATCCGGCCATACTTCGAGGTCTCTCCCTCGCGTCACTTTTTATTGTCGATCCGCCTCAAGTCAGCGGGGTGATAGGAGCCGCACCTTATACGCTCGACAACACACGTTTTTGAACTCAGATCAGGCCAGCCAACCGGAGGTCTTCCTCGGTGGGCACCTCAAGGTCGAACAACGTATAGGGGGACCCGGTTTTTTGGTTCTTGCCCTCAGTGGCGACAATCTTGACAACTGCGCCGTTACACGGTTGGTCCGGACCAAGCAGACGCTTGATCTCCCCCTTGACACGCGAAGCAAACGCATCATCCGACTCACCTTCTCCCTTCGACAGACCAAAGTCTGCTTCCGAGACTTGTGCGCCCGTCTTGCTGGACTTGGCGTTCGCCGCCGCTCGACGAACACGGGCGAGAGCCGTACCAACGAACTTGAACGGATCGGTAAACGTAGCGATGTCCCCAGCATTGAAGTCCTTTTCAACGCGGCTGCAATGGATGACATCCACATCGACACGGAATCCAGGCTTGAGTTCAGGATTGCTCCCAGGTTCGGCTGGGTCGCGCAACCGCATGCGGCGAAGGCGACCGATGTAGGTGCCCTTCTTGCCGTAGTTGGGAGTCGACTCACCGGTAGCATTCATAATCGAATCAAGCAGAGCCATTCTTCACTTCCTTGCTTCTCGGGCTTTCGCCCAGTTCATGGTGGTTGACCACCGTTTGGTTTCCGAAGCATACGCATCGGATTTTGTTCGTCAACCCCACATCGGATCTGTGGGGCGTGATCTCCGGTAGTCTTCTACCACGAATGCGTGACCGTCTGGTTCGAGCCAATGGGCCGCCAACACACGTTGGTCGGCTCCTGACGTACTTTGGATGTAGTCCGCATCGCCCAACACTTTTTCGATGGCGTTGAGGTTCTCTAGCGAATGGGCGTAGAAATGAAAGGTCACGATGTCTGATTTTTGTCCGTCGCGATGCAGCCGAGCCAAAAGTTGCTCGACAGTCTTACCTCCAGACGGAAAACCCATAATCAGAGCTTCATCCCACTGTTGCAGATTCTTACCCGTGCCGTGAGCGCGAACCGATGCCGCACAGGGGCCTTTGTAGGACTTGATTCGTTCGTCGCCCGCGCCAAAGTACGGAATCTTCGTGAACATACCACCGATCCGGTCGTCGTCCGGTTCTTCGGTGTACGCCGTCGAGTGGGACACCCACACGATACCGCTTGTCGCCAAAGACCATTCTTCGGCGTCTCGAACCAAGTAATCGGAGATCCAAAAAGGCTTAGTGACCGGAACAAAAGAATCTTTGATAGCCTTCCACGCATCGAACTGGGGCACTGTCCCAAAAGTACCGACTTCTGTTGCGTTCCATACTTGAAGGGGAGTGTCGTACCGCACGCTGCCGTGCGACTCAATCTTTCCTCTCACGAAAGAGTTCCAGGCAGATTTAGCTTGCCGCCAAGCCGGGGGAGGTGGCGGGTCCATGTAATACGCGAATCCGTTGGCGATTTCGCGAGCGTGATTCCAGAATGTCACGCCCGCTTCAACCGAATCGCCAGACGGCAACACGTAGTCCTTACGCAGCGAATCCATTGCTGCGCGAACTTCAGGGGGGACGGTTATGTCTCTTCGTCTAAGAACAAGCGGGAGCCCGCAGGATACTTCCTTCGAAGTAACAATGAAAGGCGTGTTGACAATTCGATCACGAACCGCACGGCGGACCTCGTCGATTGACGGGTCGCTTTTCTCGGGACACAAACGTAAGAGCGCACCGGGTTGTAGCCTCATGTCCTCGCGGACGTTGCGGTCGATTGCTTGAGAGAGTTGCTCCATGCAAAGCCAATCGCGAGGTAGAGGTGACCACTCCTCAAGAGCCGCCTCTAATTGGTGCGCGATTTGCTTCAAAGAACGGTCCCAACCAGTGCCGGTTAGGGGTACGTAGGTTACTTTACCACCTCGTTTACGCTTGTTCTTTATGAAGCGAAACACTCGCCGTGACCGCCCTGATTTCATCGTCTGAAGAAAATGGGCTTCATCAGCGATAATCAGGTCTGGATCGAATTCTTCGATGTATGTGGCGTAGTTGACGGTGGAAAGAGACTCATAAGACAGGATTCGAATGATCGGATCGCCTGGGGCTACGTTTGACACAGCATCAGCCAAACAAGCCGCTGGAAAGACCCAATGATGGCGCAATGCGGCAAAGTCATCGAGCGTCTTCTGACGCAGGGCAGCGGGTTGCAGCAACAACACTCGCTTCGACTTCAATACTCGCTGAAGTAGCGCCGATGTCAGCGTCTTGCCACCACCGGCACCGATAAGCCCTACGAGGCGACCTTGGCTCGCCTCGGCTAAAGCCCAAGCCTGAATGGGCTTGAGCTTTTGACTACCTGTTGGTTGTTTCAACGCCTGAGTCAGGACACCGCTGAGTTGCTGTAGTTCCTCAGAAGATGGAGGATTTCTTTTAGGCAGAGCAAATACGCGGTCGAACTCTGGGTCGTTGAATACTTGCATCAGGTGTCCCCGATAAGCAATCCAAGGCTAAATGCGATTACTCCCATGGAGCACAACAAGAACACATATTCGGTAAGCACGAACACCTCAAGTTTTGAGTACCAGGTCAAGATGAATCAACTGCAACGCCAACTTAGCCGCCTCGATGCGCTGGTCAAGAGTGCCGTTAGCTGCCTGGTCGATAACGGATTGAATCAGGGCGCGGGAAGTTGTCAAGTCTGACGCGGGGGGCGAGGAGAAGGCGAAGGTGGTTGGTTCGTCAACCGTAGTCGACACGCTCGGTTCATCAACCACAGTCGCCGTCTTTTTAGGGCGACCTCGTCCTTTTTTAGTTTCCACTACAGGTGGTGGGGGTGGGTCAATCGGCGACACATCTGGTTGCGCGTCTGGTGGCACAACGTCAGGCTTGATGTCGAGGGCAATTCGAACAGAGTCAAGCAGCGGCATGGTCGGAGCGACCGGAGCCGTCGGAATTGGAGCGATCTGCCGAACTTCTGGAGGCAAAGCTGCCTCTGGCTCGAAGCGCGGTTCAGGCAGCGGAGCAGGGGTGGACGATGATAGGGCGGCTAGTTTCGCTAGGACTGCTGGGTTCACAGGTACGACCTCCTTTTGCTTTTGGTTGCCTGCGTAGTCTGGGCACGCATCCCGGTAAGGACAACCCCCGTACTTGAAGCAAGCTTCTCCTGGCGAAGGCAAGACGTCAAGTGCTCGGCCTCGACGACGAGAAATCTGAACGAGATCCGCCACGACAGGTTGCCATTTTTCAAGACCTTCCTGCAACATACGCAGATCTTGTGTAAGGCGTACCGCTTTTGTTTGGGGTGGTCGGTTACGGGGTTGCTCTCGCTTGACATAGTTCCATTGCATCACAACTTCATGAGTGTTGTGGAACACGGCTCGGTACGCTAGCCCATACACAATAGGTTGTGCATCGAGCCGAAGTTCTTCTTCACTTTTTGCGTAGCGGTCGATGTTCGATGTCGTCTTGTGGTCGTACACGACGTGGTTTACCGGGTCTACCAAGTCAATCCGGCCACGTAGTAGGGCGGCTTCACCTGGCCATGCCAGGATGAATTCTGCTTCAGGGATGAGGCTGTCGACTCGGGGAGGACACAAACCAAGCAGAGCACGAGCCTCAGGTCGTTGTGGAGCGGTCCCGACTTTGAAGTACAACTCGACTTCGTTGTGGATAGCCGTCCCGTCGTTGATGGCGTTGGTCTCGGCACGTCCTAACCCGTCGAGCTTTTCAAAAGCCCATAGGCGGCGGCAGGTTGCGAACGTGGTGAGTTGAGATGCAGAAATGGGAACCAGATTGGTTCCGTCAGCGGTGGATTGTGTCACCCGCGTAGTCTACCACTAGATGTGGTGGTCTATGCACACAACCTATGGTGTGTGGGATAGTAGCGTCCACAATTCTCTTCCCAAAAAGCAGTTTCTTGCTCTAAAGAGCTGTCTGCTATTAGATTAGATAGAGCAAGAAACCGTCAAAACGGTAGACTTTAGTGGTTGAGGCCACAAGGCCCCACTACCTATGGTAGACAAGACCCCTTCCTATGGGGGGTCGGGGCGGCGCGGCGACCACTACACATGGGTCGTGTCCGGTACACTATGCAGTCGCTACCAGGTGTCACCTGTACTCGCCCTAGACGCGACGTACCGAGCGGTTACACTGGACGGCATGTCGGTTTGGTCTATCGATAAGTACCCCGAGTTCGTGCGTAGGTACGACTTGGCCCACATCATCCGGTCGTCAAAAGACCCCGAAGCCGTTCTGGCTTCTCTAGCCGAACCGTCACTCTTACGTCCAACCGAAGATAGTCCTTGGATGTTGTGGCGTCTACGTCGCTGCTGGGACCACCTACGACCCGACCGAGTGGTCATGACCCTACAAGCGACCCGAGACGGAATCCAACAACAAAAAACATTACCCAGAGAAGCTTGGTTGGTGGTAGGGTTGGCCTCGCTACCGGACGATGAGTGGCTGCCGCCCCAAGACCCTTACGACCTCATCGAAGAAGTGACCATCTCAGTCGACGGCAACCAAGAATTCAAGGACGAATTAACTGCATGGGTCCGCAAACCAAAACGGCGAGCAACCATCCAGCGAGTTCTTCGTTGGATTCCTTGGGCATAGCTCCTTTTAAGTCTTGGCGGGGGCTTGTCTACGCAGGTCGCTTTGGTGTCGTAGGTACACCGCTCGACTCGTACCAAGCTCTACTTGACCTGACCACGGAAGCCGCCCAGCGCACCTTCGCAAAAGGCGAGGGGCCTGCCGTTATGACCGCTTTCACAAAGAACTTTCGTCGGCGAAATGAAGACTTCGAGGCCGATCCCGATTCTGTGGTAACGGGGCTTGTCGTCGACTTAGACGAAGGTGTAACCGACCTAGCCCCCTTGTTGGGTCTTGTTACAGGACTGCGTCAACGCGGTGTGTCGTATCACTTCCAGTGGCGCAAGTCGGCAACAACCTACAAGGTGCATCTTATTCTGCCTTACGCAGAACCCGTGGTAGTCAAATCCCCCAGCACGGTACGCGAACATCAAGCAACCCTTACCTCTCGCATTCTCCCCGCCGATATTCCGTTCGACTATGCTACGACCAAAGCGGCGGGATTGTGTTATTTGATGACACCTAGACCTGGCGTCAATGAACCGGTAACCACCGACACTTATTTGGGGCCTAATGCTCTTGATTTTGCGGCTATGTTTCCTCCTTGGCTACAAGGCGAAGTTCGCCGAAAGAGGTCGCGAACAGAAGCCACGGCGGAAACCAAGGTGATGCTGGGGGCCTTCGAAGTTAATGAATGGGTTGAGTCGAAAGGCGCTTGGGACGTGACTTGTCCTGTAGGACACGGCGACGATTACCGGTCTAAGACGTACTTGTACCCTAACGGTGTTGTTTCGTGTATGGCGGGAAAGTGCCAAGGCAAGCCATTAGCTTGGTTTCTCGGTCATTTACCTGAAAAGGTTAGGTCCGAAGTCATTGCCGCAACAATCACACCGCTAAAGATCGAATTGTCGCGTACAGAACCAAAAGTATCTGTGATGAGAGCCCATGAATCGATGCAAGCGGCACTAGCAGATAACAGAGCAATCGAAAATCATGCAACTGTTGTACAGGTATCAACCGGTGCCGGTAAGACGAGAGCTATTGCCGAATATCTGAACGCCTACTCGGCTCCGTTCGAGAACGAACGATCCACCTCGGGTTTGTCAGCGGTACTGGCAGTACCGACGAATGCTCTCCTTCGTGAGGTAGAACCTCGATTGACTGTACCTCATATGCGGCGAACAGGTGTGTTGGCTGTTCTAAACGACGATGGCTCTTTCGCGTGCAAAAAATGGACGATGGCAAAACAACTGCAAAGTGCAGGTGGTAATGTTCATCGTCTGTTGTGTAATCACTGTGAGTATAAAGAAACTTGTCCAGCCAGAGACAATGCTACCGTTGGCGATGGTGCTTTGACACTGACGAATCACGCTTTGATGCCGACCGTTGCAAAAGAACTACTGGAACGGGGACGCCACCCACTTCTGGTGTGGGACGAGTCTCCACAATGGGTAGAAACAGGCAATCTTACAATTAAGGACATCGATTGGTTGATTTCCGAATTCGACCGAGAAGCTGTACCGCCTAGAGGAATGGATGCTTTATTGACAGCCATGGTAGACGTCCGTCTATTCCATGACCGGTATCGTGCAGCGGTACGGCCCCTACTTGAAGTTTTGAGATTCGCTCGAACTCATTGGCAAGGCATTCTGTTGTTGCGAGATGTTGTCCATAAGTGGGCTCAAACGCCAACAAATTTGGTTGTTCTGGCGCGTGCGCGAGACGCTACCGGCGTAGAAGCTTCAGGCAACGTCAATATCGATTTGATTGCCTGTTTTCAAAACGCAGTTCGATTGAATCAATCTGAGATTGGTTATGACGGTATGCGTCCTGATACTCAGAAACGGGTGCTTAGGGCCGAGCGCATTATGAGGGTACTAGGTATCATGGCGGGAGAAGACGCTATTTTGGTGCTCGAACCGCATCACATTTCTATATCTTCTTTGACGGCTAATGGTTCTTTGTTTAGAAAACATGGTGGTGTAGTGCTTGATGCAACGGCCAATCTTGCTGAATTGCGTAGACTTCGTCCAGACCTTCGTCCCGTGACACTTCGAGTCACTGACGCGGGAGATACAGAACGGTATCTCCAGCACCTTCCAGGGCTTGACCGTAAATCTCTAAAACATCGCCCTGAACGTCTCGGACAATGCGTGACTCACGCGAAAACAGCGGTTTCTCGTTGGGCAAAGGCACAAGGCAATAAAGCTAAGGTGGTTGTGTTCACGTATATGGACCAGGTCAAACAACTTAAAGACCTTTGGCCTGAAGTAGAGGTTGGTTACTTCGGTAATACACGAGGCTACGATCGTTTCTTTCAAGAGGGGTTCAATACCTTCATTACGCTCGGTGACCCCATAACCAATCTTTCTGCTCTAGCTCTACAGTGGCGCGTGCTGACTGGCTCGGTACCCAAGTCAGATGACGCCGATTGGTTGCGATACATTGCTGCATCTGCCGAGTCTGAGCTTGCTCAAGCACACGGTCGAGCACGCAACCCACAAGCACTCAAAGGCCAAGGCGGGCGGTTGCATATGCACTATGGACGTAAGGTACCAGCAGGATGGGACTCGGAGACAACTCGCGTAGATCCTGTTTCTCTGAATTTCGACTTTACTTCGGTTGCGTAGGGGTCTAGAACAAGGACATGACAAAATCGACGCCCCCACAGATAACCGCTGAAACTCGCCAGAAACTCATCAACATCGTCAACGCCGGCCTCGTGAGCGGCCTCGGCGAAGCCAAGGCTGGAAGCCTTTGCGTCGAGGCTGCTATCTGCCTCGCTCTGGGTGAGGCTCACGGCGATCGCCCGTCGTGTGTCGCTGAGCCAGATCGTGAGTTTGCGATCAGAATCAACGATGCGCCGTGGTCGTCGCCAGAGGCTCGAGCAAAGGCACTCCTGCCTCTGGCGCTCGCGCAATTGGGCACCGCAGGCACTGACCGCTCGGCCTGGGTCCAGGCCATCGCGCTCGGCATGGTGACGCGCGTGCTGCCGATTGCCTTGCGTGCTGCTGGGCTCCACGAGCATGCCGATCGGTGCGCTCAGGCGACGACACTGGAAGAGGCCCGTGCCGCCGCCTACGTCCGTGCCGCCGCCTACGACGCCGCCCGTGCCGCCGCCTACGCCTACGCCGCCGCCCGTGCCGCCGCCCACGCCGCCCGTGCCGCCGCCGCCGCCGCCCGTGCCGCCGCCGACGCCGCCGTCGCCGCCTACGCCGACGCCGCCGCCCGTGCCGCCGCCTACGCCGACGCCGCCGACGACGCCTTCACGCGCGGCCAACTCGACGCCGACGACGCCGCCGACGCCGCCGCCGCCGCCCGTGCCGCCGCCGCCGCCACCACCGTAGCCGCCGACGCCGCCACCACCGTAGCCGCCGCCGCCGCCGCCC